GGTAATGTATCAGTAGATACTGTAGCAGGTACAAGATGGTATGAGTTAAAAGCAGCTAGTTCATCTATAATAAATGACTATGGCTCTATAGATTGGGATAACTTTTATTTAACTACAGTAAGTGTAAGTGGTGAATCAGCTCCTTACGTTTCTAAAAATTTAAGATTTGTAACTATAGAAAAATGGAAAGACTTTAGAAGGGCTAGAGAAAATGCTGATGATGCTGATCAAGCAGTAGGAGGAGAACCTAATATTGTTATTAGAAGTCCAGATTCTAGAAAGTTTGGATTAAGTCCTATACCCGATAAAGTTTATAAGGTTTGGTTTTTTGCTTTTGATCTCCCTACACAACTATCTGCACATAGCGATGCTATAGTTTTTCCTGATTTATATAAAACAGTAATATTAGCTAAAGCTAGATATTATACACATCAATTTAAAGATAACCCTCAAATGGCTGCTTTTGCCTTAGAAGATTATAGAAAAGGATTAAAAAGCATGAGGGAAAACTTAATAGGGACTGTGCCAACATTTATTTCTGATGACAGAGTTAGGTTTGATTAACTATGCAAGCATTTGGTTTATCATGTCAAGGCGGTCTAAACACTAATCTTAACCAGTTTCAAATGTTACAGCAACCGGGATTTGCTACAGAGCTACAAAACTTTGAAGTTGATCCTGATGGCGGTTACAGAAGAATAAATGGTTATACACTTTATGGTGGTAGTAGTGCAGCAAGACCTAATAGTTCTAATGCAATATTAGGACTTTTTGTTTATGCCGATGGTGTTATTGCAGCATCAGGTACTAATCTTTATTTTAGTTTAGATGGTACAAGTTGGCTACAAATAAATCGTTCTAGTGTAAGTGGGTCAGGAGATAATTACTCTACATTTACAGGAAGAAGCACAGCAGCTAGAACAAGTCAATCGTATGCAAACTTTACATTATTTGAAGGAAATACTACTTATGGTGAAGTAGTAATAACTGATATAGGTTCTGGTGTAAAACCTGCTTTATTTAAAATGACAGGCACAGGTAACTTGTCAGATAGAACTTATTTTTATGAAGAAATTACAGTAAGCGGTACACACTATCCAAAGTTTTGTACTATACATGATAAACACTTAGTAGTTGCAGGAGCAGCTACAGCACCTAATACTATATTCTATAGTGGCACAAGTGATATAAATGATTTTACTTCAACGGGTTCTGGAAGTATTGCATTAGATGATCAAGTAGTAGGACTAAAAAGTTTCCGTGGCGATTTAATTATATTTTGTAAAAACAGTATTTATAAATTAGTAAATATAAATGATTCAAATTCTATAGCTATTACACCTATAACTAAAAACGTAGGTTGTTTAGACGGTAATAGTATTCAAGAAATTGGTGGCGATCTTATATTTTTAAGTCCTGATGGATTTCGTTTAGTTGCAGGTACGGCTCGTATTGGTGACGTAGAGTTAAGTTCAGTATCAAGACAAATACAATCTATTGTAGCTTCTTTAGCTTCTAACATAGGTTCTTTAGTTATATCTAGTGCAGTATTAAGAAGTAAGTCTCAATATAGATTATTTTATAGTGCAAGTTCAGCCTCTACTACTACAGCAAAAGGAATCATAGGAACAATAACACCACAAGGTTTTGAGTGGTCTGAAACAATAGGAATACAAGCTCATGGTTTTACATCAGGTTTTGATAATGATAGTGTAGAACAAATTTATCATGGTGATAAAGATGGCTATGTTTATAACCATAATACAGGTAATTCTTTTAATCCAGCAGGAACAGAAACAAATATAGATGCAAGATATAAGACACCTAATTTAGATTTTGGAGATGCAGGAACATTAAAAACACTACATTATACAAAAATATCTTTTACACCTGAAGGAACAGTACAGCCTACATTAAAGATAACATATGATTTTGATGATACTAATAGACCACAGCCTCTAAACTATACTTTAGATTCAATACCAACTCCGGCAGTTTTTGGAGATTCAACTTTTAATACAGCAGTATTTGGAGCTTCAAGTGATCCTATGGCAAGACAGGCAGTACAAGGAAGTGGACATAATATAGCCTTTAAAATATTTAGTCAGGATACTAATGCACCTTATTCAATAAATGGTTTCTATGTAGACTATAGACCTTCCGGTAGGAGATAATAATGGGTACAAGTTATGTAAGACAAAGCTCAATGGCAGATGGAGATACTATAACTGCCGCTTTATTTAATGATGAATTTAATAGACTACTAACTGCTTTTTCATATGCTTCTAGTAGTACTACAGGTCATCAACACGATGGTACTGCCGGGGAAGGCGGCAATATACATACTATTGGTGATCAAGATTTTTTAAATAAAATTCTTACTACTAGTAATACTTGGGAGTTCTATGTAGAAGTTTCTAGTGCTGCTGCAAAACAAATGGTATTACAAGATGGAGCGTTAGTACCCAATGCTGATAGTGACTTAGATTTAGGAACATCAAGTAAATATTTTAAAGATGCTTATATAGATAGTATTACAACTACAGGTAATGTATCTGTTGGTGGGAATCTTACGGTAACAGGCACTACAACTTTTAATGGAGGTACTCTTACTTTAGGAGATGCAGCAGATGACAATGTTGTATTTGGTGCAGATGTAAACAGTAATATTATTCCTAATACAGATAGTGCTTATGATTTAGGTTCTTCTAGTCAAGAATGGCGTGATTTATATATTGATGGTACAGCGTATTTAGATGCTATAAATTTTAATGGCACAGCTATTAGTGCAACAGCAGCAGAAATAAATATATTAGATGGAGTAACTGCTACAGCTTCAGAACTTAACATAATGGATGGAGTTACTGCAACTACAGCAGAACTTAACATTATGGATGGAGTTACTTCAACGGCAGCAGAATTAAATATACTTGATGGGGTTACTTCAAGCACAGCCGAGCTAAACATTTTAGATGGTGTAACTAGTACTACAGCAGAATTAAATCTTCTTGATGGTGTAACAGCTACCACAGCAGAACTTAATATACTTGATGGTGTTACAAGCACCGCAGCAGAACTTAATATTCTTGATGGAGTAACGAGTACAGCAGCAGAGCTTAACACTTTAGATGGTGTTACCGCAGTTGTAGGAGAATTAAATTATTTAGACTTAGGCAGCACCGCAGTAGGAACAGCCGTAGCTTCTAAAGCAGTTGTATTAGATTCTAATAAAGATTATACAGGTATAAGAAATCTTACTCTTTCTGGTGATCTTACTATTAGTGGTGATGATCTTACGATGGGTACTAATACATCTGGACATTTACTAATAGCAGACGGTACTAATTTTAATCCTACAGCAGTAGGAGATTTGTCAGAAATATCTACAGTAGCTAATGATGATGTATTACTTGCAGTAGATACTTCTGGTGGTGGATTAAAGAAAATTGCAAGAAGCACATTGGTTTCAGGACTAGCTTCATCAGGAGCTATTTCAAATGTAGCAGATGATTCTACACCACAACTAGGTGGTGACTTAGATGTTAATGGAAATGCTTTAACTTCTACATCAAATGGTAATATTGCTTTAACTCCAAATGGAACAGGTGTAGTTAGATTAGATGGTAATGTAGATATTCAATCTGGAGAAATTGTATTAAAAAATGCAGGTTCAGTATCTAATGTTAAGTTTTATTGTGAATCTTCTAATGCTCACTATACACAACTACAATCAGCAGCGCATAGTGATTATAGTGGTAACGTAACACTAACTCTACCTCCATCTACAGACACTTTAGTAGGTAAAGCAACTACTGATACTCTTACAAATAAAACACTAACAAGTCCTGTTTTAAATACTGGAGTAAGTGGTTCAGCAGTTCTTGATGAAGATAACATGGCTTCTGATTCAGCAACTAAATTAGCCACACAACAATCTATTAAAGCTTATGTAGACTCTCAGGTTGACAGTACAGAGTTTGTTCTTGAAGATGATGATGGTACAGAAGTTACTGTTTCTAATGCTAAAGAAGTAAAATTTATTGGTTCAGGAATAACTACAAACTGGACAGATACGGATAATGGTACAGATGGTGATCCGTATGATTTAACTTTTACAGTAGACGCAGCACAAACAGGAATCACTTCATTACTTGCAACTGATATAAAGATTGGTGAAGACGATCAAACAAAAATAGATTTTGAAGATGCTGATAAAATTAACTTTTATGCAGGAAATGAAAAACAATTAATTTTAGAAGACGGTGCATTGTATCCCGGTTCTGATAATATTATTGATCTTGGTAAATCTGATAATGAATTTAAAGATGCTTTTTTTGATGGAACAGTCACAGCAGATGCTTTTGCAGGGCCATTAACAGGAGATGTTACAGGTAATGTATCAGGCACAGCAGCTACAGTTACAGGAGCAGCACAATCTAATATTACTAGTTTAGGAACTTTAACAACTTTAACAGTTGATAATGTTATTGTTAATGGTACAACTATAGGACACACAGATGATACTGATTTAATAACATTAGCTGATGGTATAGCTACTGTAGCAGGAGAAATTTCTGTAACTACTTTAGACATTGGAGGAACTAATGTAACTAGTACTGCTGCTGAACTTAACATTCTTGATGGTGTTACAAGTACTGCTACTGAACTTAATATCCTTGATGGTGTTACAAGTACTACAGCAGAACTTAATATATTAGATGGGGTAACATCAACTGCTGCTGAACTTAATATCCTTGATGGGGTTACAGCAACTACAGCAGAGCTAAACTATTTAGATTTAGCAACACTAGGAAGCACAGCAGCTTCTAAGGTTGTATCAGCAGATGCTAATAATGTTGTAAGATTTACAGGTGGTATACATGAAGAAGCTGTAACTGTAACCTCTTCCTCTAATGCAACTACTGTAAATTTAAGAGATGGTACAAATTTTTTACACACTCTTACTGAAAATACTACTTTTACATTTAGTAATCCTCCTACTGAAGCGTGTATATGGACATTAAAAATAGTTCAAGATTCTTCAGCTAGAACGATTACTTGGCCCAACACAGTTGATTGGCCGGCTGCAACTGCACCTACATTAACTTCATCAAATGCAGGAGTTGACGTATTTGTATTTTTAACTAATGATGGTGGTACAATTTGGTACGGCTTTACTGCCGGACAAGCAATGGGATAAAATAGTATGTCAGGATCAGCCAAAAAATTATTACACGCTGCTGCGGGTTCTGCTAGTGGTGATAAAGTTTATGTTGAAGATGTATTTTCTACGCATCTTTATAATGGAAATTCTGGTTCACAATCCATTAACAATGGTATTGATCTTGCGGGAGAAGGTGGTCTTGTTTGGATTAAATCTAGAGAAGATGCTGCTGACCACGCTTTATATGATACGGAACGAAATTCTAACAATGTTATTCATTCAAGCTCAAATGCTGCACAAGATAACTACACTCCTTTAAAAAATGATACATCAAATGCTTTTACTTCAACTGGATTTGATTTAAACACTGCAACTGGAATAACAAATAATGATAATTATATATACACTTCTTGGACATTCCGAAAACAAGAAGGATTTTTTGATGTTGTCACTTACACTGGTGATGGTACTTCAGCTAGAACGGTAAATCACAATCTTGGGTGTAAACCCGGAATGATTATGGTAAAGCGAACAGATTCTAGTGCTGATTGGAGAGTTTGGCACAGATATAGTCAACTTAGTTATAGCTACGGTGTTCTAAACACTGACGCAGCTTTTACTAACACTGGTGGTGATAATTCAGCATTTTACGATGCAAATGGGAACGCTAGTAATTTTACTTTAGGTCAGGGAAGTCGGGTTGATGATACAAATCAAAATGGGGCAACCTATATTGCGTATTTATTTGCGGGTCAAGGTGACTCAGATAGTCAAATTTTTGGTGATGATGGCGATGAAGCTATTATAAAGTGTGGTTATTATAATGGAAATGGCTCAACAGATGTAACGGTAGATGTTGGATTTGAACCACAATGGTTAATGATAAAAAGAAGTACTGGTAATGATACAGGAAATTCTCAGGCAAATTCTTGGATGATCTTTGACAACATGAGGGGTTATACAGCAACAGGCAATGATCAAGCTACTTTATTTTGGAACTCATCTGAAGATGAAGATTTAAATTCATACAGAGGTAAATTAACAAGCACAGGTTTTATTGTAAATGATTCAAATGTAAGTAATTCTGGCTCAACATATGTTTACATGGCAATCCGTCGTGGCCCTATGAAAGAACCTTCTGCGGGTACTGATGTATTGCATATAGCAGAAAATACAACCAATTTACAAAATGGAACAGAATTACCTGCTACTGGATTTCCAGCTGACATACAATTTGGTTCATGGAGAGATTCAAATTACAGTAATTATCTTATAACCAGATTATTAGGTGGTAAGAATCTTTATACTCATGCTAATGATGCAGCAGCAGGGCCGCTTTTTGATTTCGGACACAAACAAGATGTTATAGAAGTTACAGGAAATTTTGACGGTACAAGCTCACCAAGAGCTTACTATTCGTTTAGAAGATATCCAAAAGTATTTGATGTAGTAGTCTACTCAGGAACAGGCAGCAACCTTGATGTTACTCACAATTTAAAAGTTGTTCCTGAAATGCAAATAATTAAGCGATTAGACTCTAGTTCTAGTGGGGATTGGGGCGTGTATCATAAAGATGTTCCTTTTACTGGCAGCTTCAATGGTCAATATTTGTTTTTAGCAGATGGTTCCGTTGGTGTTTTTGGAAGCACAACTATTTTTCGTGCTACTCCAACTGCTTCAGTTTTTAAAGTTGGCACAAATGATATGGTTAATAATTCAAGTGGGTCTTATCTTTGGTTGGGTTTTGCAAGTTTATCTGGTATTTCTCATGTTGGATCATACACTGGGACAGGTAATGACATAAATCTAACAGATTTAGGTGCTGCTGCAAGATTTGTGTTAATTAAAAGAGCAGATGATGGCGTTGCTGGTGCAGGTGGTTGGTATGTTTTTGATACAACAAGCGGAATTGTATCAGGAAATGATCCTTATATTTTATGGAATAGCACCGCTGCTGAAGTTACAAACACAGATTATATAGACCCTCATTCGTCAGGTTTTACAATAACTTCTTCTGCTCCTGCTGCTTTAAACGCTAGTGGTGGCAAATATATATATTTAGCTTTTGCGTAGGAGATAACAATGGCAAATGAATACAGGTTACAATCAAATGGAGAAATTAAAACTAAGGAAGAACTAATAGCTGCTAATGCTAATACTTCTTTTCCTAAAGTTTGGAATGATGAAGTATATGAATTTTTAGGAGTTGACATAGTTTTTGAAACCCCAAAGCCTACAAGTTCTGAGGCTTACAAGCACTATGTACGCAATGGTGTTGAACAAAACGACAATGACCAGTGGGTACAGGCTTGGGTTGAACAAGATATGTTTGTTGATACGACTGTTGATGGTGTGACTACGATTAAAGCAGAACATGAGGCAGCCTATCAGGCTAAGTTAGATGCTGAAGCTGCTGCGGCAGTAAGAACTAAGCGTGATGGATTGCTTGCTGAAACAGATTGGATGGGGTTGTCGGATGTTACAATGTCTTCTGATTGGGCTACTTATAGGCAAGCATTAAGAGATATAACTACACACAGTAATTTTCCACATAACTTAACAGAAGATGATTGGCCTGAAAAGCCTGAGTAACTATGAAAGTTTTATTTATTCTAATAGTTACTATAGGCGGTCAAAGAGTAGATCAAACTTGTGAGCAAGCTCTTTGCTTTCAAGATATAAATAGATGTTTGTACTTTGCTCAAAGGTTAAGTAATCAGCCAGAGTATCCAGACATTAAAGCTCATTGTCAGCATATTAATGTTGATGAAGACTCAAGGTGGTACAAATAGTATGGAAAACATTGTTTATTTAAATCCTAAAAATAAAGATAAATTAATTGAAACTGCCACTAAAGAACTAGTAGATTATCTTGTTACTCAAGCAGATAGAGGTGTACCTCTTGAAGCTATCATAGGTCTTTTAGATGTTTATAAAACTAATATAACTCTTGAACTTTTATCATTTAGTGAGGATAAGTAGTATGGCAACTAAGAAAAAGGGGACTATGAAAGGCCACACCATTAAAGGTGGTCATAAGCGTCCGACTAAATCTGGCGCAGGTATGACCAAGAAGGGTGTAGCTAAATATCGTAGGGACAATCCCGGCTCTAAGTTGCAAACAGCAGTTACGGGCAAGGTCAAGAAAGGCAGCAAGGATGCAAAGAGGCGTAAGTCTTTTTGTGCTCGTTCTGCGGGGCAGATGAAAAAGTTTCCCAAAGCTGCTAAAGATCCTAATTCTAGGTTACGTCAGGCTAGAAAAAGGTGGAAGTGTTAATCATGACTGAACAGGAATTAGAAGCACTTATACATAAAGCAGCCCAAGAGGGAGCTAAACAAGCTCTTAAAGAAGTAGGCTTGTCTGATGAAGAAGCCTATGACGATGTTAAAGAACTTAGAAGTTTACTAGACTCTTGGAGAGCTACTAAAACTACAGTAGGACAGACTATAGCTAGAATGATAACAACAGCGTTACTGACTGCACTAGCGGTTGGTATTTACATGGGATGGGGAGAATAACTATGTTGACAGCACTAAACGCATTACTAGAAAAACTTCAAGGATTTTTAACACGCACTAAAGATAAACTAGACTCGCCATCTAATTTAGATAATAGAGTATTAGTCTATGCAGGTGTTGTAGTCGTTATACTTCTTGGAATCGCATTAGCAATTTAAAAGGACATAAATTATGATTGGACTTGTAGATAAATTAATTGGGCCTGTATCAAGTATCTTAGATAAATTTGTAGAAGATAAAGATCAGCGTTCATTGTTGGCACATGAAATAGCAACTATGAGCGAACGACACGCTCAAGAAACTATACAAGCTCAATTAGAAATAAATAAAACTGAAGCAGCACATAACAGTTTATTTGTGGCAGGGTGGCGACCCGCTATAGGATGGTCTTGTTGTTTAGGTATGGTCGGTAACTTTCTTATAATCCCATTTGCTAACTTTGCATTAGCGTTAGCTGACACAGATATAGTTATACCATTAATTGATTTACAAACTATGATGCCTGTTCTTTTAGGTATGCTTGGTCTAGGTGGACTAAGAACTTTTGAAAAGGTTAAAGGTGTTCAAAGAGAGAAATAATTATGGCTAGAAAAAGAGCATACAAGAAAAGAGTAGACTATCGTAAGGGTGGTAGAGTTTCTTATCAAATTGGTGGTATGACTGATGAAGATAGACAAAATTTTGAGCCTGATACTGGAATAGGTGTCATTGGAGGCCCGGTTAGGGTGATTGGTGGTGGAGATACTGTTGATCCTGCTCCTGATCCCTTTGAAGGTTTAGCACCTAAAAGAGATGACGGTAATTATACTGCTCAAGAAATGAATGATGTTGTTGCTGCGTTTAATGCAGGAAAAGTAGATGCTAGTCAACTAGAACAAAGATATGGTATACCTGCTGCTCAAATTACTTCTAACATACAATCTGCCAATCAAATAGCTGATATACCTGCCGATGGTAAATATACTCAGGCTGAAACACAACAAGTAGTTGATGCTCTTAATGCAGGAACAATAACTTCAGATCAAGTTGCTGATCAATTTGGAGCTACTGTAGCACAAATAGAAGCAGAACTAGCTAGGCAAAATCAACAGGCAGCAGGACAAACTGTTACTACACCTGATCCATTCCCAACAGTAGGGGGAGTAGGAGGAGTTCAAGCAGCTACTAGAACTCAACTATTAGATAAAGCAACTCAAGCACAAATGGCTGCTATTGATACTGCAACTAAGGCAGATGGTACAGCAGCAACAGGAGCTTTTATATCTGATTATCAAAGAGTTAATCCTAATTTATTAGTTGATGATAGAATAGCAACTACTATTGATCCAAGTACAGGTATAACTGCAAAGGCAGATATAGAGGCAGTATCTAAGTATACAGATGTACAGCCACCTACAGGAGTATCTAAGTCAGCTTTTACAGTAGCAAAGGCTAATGTAGATCAAGCAGCCGAAGCAGGTACAGTAACCCCTGCAAACTATAACGCAGCTTTAGTAGATGTTTTAAACAGTCCACAGTTTGCACAAAATAGAAACAGACCTCCTATTACAGTAGATGAAATTAACGCACTAACTGAACGAGCACAGGCAGCACAGTTTAGTGCAGAACAATTAAAAACTGGACTAGGTAGAAGGACAACAGACGTTACTTTATCTGATACTGCGTTCGTAGAAAAAGTAGAACCAAGAGATCAAATAACTTTATCACCAACTAAAGAAGCTGAAAAGCAAACTAGAGAAGCTATAACAGGTACATCAGCTACAGGTGATGCTGCTAGAATTACAGACACTATAGACTATGAATCTTATAAACGTAGAGAAGTTACGGGAGTTGCAGCTAAAGATGCAGCAGTTCAGTTTACAGCAGAGACAGCTAATATACCTGCTAACTTAGCAAGGACTATAGTAGAAGACCCTGCTAAAGTAGAAGCACAGATAGATAATGAAGCTCCTGAAGTTATTGCAGCAGTAGCAGCGTTACCTCAAGAAGCTTTAGTATCTTCACAGATGGAAACACTTTTAGCAGGTATGGAGTCTGGTAATATACCTACATGGGCTAGACCTGCTTATGATGCTGTTAATCAAAACATGACTCAACGAGGTATAGATGCTTCTACTGTAGGACGAGATGCTTTATTTAATGCTATTATACAAAGTGCTATACCTATAGCTCAAAGTAATGCACAGGCTTTACAGACTAGAGCAGCACAAAATCTTTCTAATGAGCAACAGGCTAATCTACAAAGATCACAGCTAGATGCTACTAGAAGAATGAATAACTTAGCAAATCGTCAGACAGCAGAGTCACAGTCAGCGCAGTTTGCACAGAACTTAAATGTTCTTCAAAGTCAGTTTAATCAAGAAAGAGATACTTTATCTGCTCAACAGCAACAACAGGTTAGACTACAGAATCTTCAGAACCAACAGAGAACTGCTGAACTTAATGCACAGAATGAAGCTGCATCTAAATCACAGAACTTAGGTAATGAACAACAAATAGAACTTGCTAATTTACAGATAAAGAATCAAACAGAACAGCAGAACATGACTGCTGAGAATCAAGAGCGTCTTGCTGAAATGCAAGTAGCAGCAGACTTCTTGTCTAGAAATGCAGGGTTCGCACAACAGATGGAGATTGCTAATCTTAGTGCTGATCAACAAACAAGACTAGCTAATCTAACTGCACAGAATCAAGCAGGATCACAAAACTTAACAGCAGCACAACAGACTGAACTAGCTAATTTAAATGCTAGGATGCAAACTAATATTGCTCAAGGACGTATAGCTCAAACAATGGGCGTAGCTTTACTTAGTGCAGACCAACAACGTGCTGTTCAAAATGCTACTACAGTAGCTAGGATGGACTTAACTAAGTTTAATGATGCTCAACAAGTAGAGTTAGCTAATAGTCGTTTTATGCAGACAGCTACTATTACAGACTTTAATGCAAGACAACAGGCTGTTATGCAAAATGCTACAGCACTTGCAGGGTTAGATGCAGCTACAGCAGATCAAAGAACTAGACTAGCTATTAGTCAAGCTCAAAACTTTTTAAGTAGAGATATGGCTGATTTAAGTAATGAACAACAGTCTTTAATATTAGATACACAAGTAGAACAACAAAGACTACTATCTAATCAAGCATCTCAAAATGCGTCTAGACAATTTAATGCTACATCAGATAATCAAGTTAATCAGTTTAATGAAAGTTTAGCTACACAAATTGAACAGTTTAATACAAGCCAATCAAATGCGATGGCTCAGTTTAACGCTACTGAAGCAAACAGAGTAGCAGCTATAAATGCAGGTAACGCTATAGATGCTGCAAAGTTTAACAATCAACTAACAACACAACTAAAACAGTTTAATGAATCTATGGATTTACAGAGAGAACAGTGGAATGCTGCTAATGCTCAAGCTGTAGAACAATCTAATATACAGTGGAGAAGACAAGCTAACACTATAGATACTGCTGCTCAGAATGCAGCTAATCAAGAAAACGCAGCTAAGTCTTTTCAGATTTCAGCAGCCGATCAAAACTTTATATGGCAAACATTAAGAGATGAAGCTGCTTATTTAAGACAGGCTTATGAAAATAATGAGCAACGTAAAACTACTTTATATGCAACAGCTATTTCTAATGACATTGATACAGGTGCAGTTGGTATTCAACCCATAGTAGATATTGTAGACGGAATTATAGACTAGGAGAAAGCAATGGGATTTTTTAGTAAAATATTCAAGGGTGTTAAAAAAGTCTTTAAAAAGATTGGTAAAGGTATCAAAGGTGTTTTTAAAGGCATTGGAAAATTCATGAATAAGATTGGTGTTGCAGGTCAAATTGCTCTTATGTTTGTTCCGGGGATAGGGCCGATGCTGTCGGGGATGCTCAAAGGATTAGGGGGCGTAGCTGCTACAGCACTGGGTAGTATGGGTACTGTAGGTAATGCTATACTTAGTGGAGCAAAGTTTGTCATAGGTAAAGCTAGTGCGTTTGCAGGTGGAGTAAAGAATACTTTTAGAACTATTACTCAAGGTGTTAAAACTTTTGCAGGTGAGTTTACTAAGACTGCTCTTAACAAGATGGGTTTTGATCCTACTAAATTTGGTTGGTCAGCAGATGGTAGTTTTGATACTTGGGTTAAGTCTGGTAAAGATCAAACCTTTGGAGATGCTTGGAATAAAGTAACTACAAACATTACTGACAATGCTAATAAGATTCTTGATCCATTTAGAAAAAGTGTAGTAGCAGATTCCGGTGCTACTTTAGATACTTTATCTGATAGTACTTTTAAACCAGTAGATGAAATAAAACAATTAAATCCTCAAATACAAAACTGGGATGACATTAGTGGTAAGGCTATAAACTTAGACCCTGATAATGTTTCTCAAGTGTTTGGAGTTAGTCCTTTAAAGTCAACAGCAACAATGACTCAACCTCAGACTCCTTCTTTATTAGACCCTGATACTAATTTATTAACTGGAGAAAAGATAGTACCTAAACCAACTGTAGAGGTTCCTTTTAAATTACCTGAAAGTGCAGTAGATACTATAGGAACAGACACAGGTGGCGGTAGCTTATTAAGTATGCCTAGCTTGGGTTCAGCAGCTACACAGGTAGGAGTTAATGTAGCTTCTCAGGCAGCTATGGGAGCTTTAGCAGGTGATCCTCCTGAAATGGGTTATGGTCAATTAGTAGACGCAGGATTTGCTCCAGTATCTCCTGCAACACCACAGCAAGACTTTATGCAAGCAGCAGCCGATCCTTACATGGGTTATCGTGATCCTCAAGGTTCATATGGCTATGGAGTAGGTAACAACAATACTTATATGCAGTACATGAATGCAATGGGTTTAACATAAGGAGCTAACAATGTCAATAGATACGATAGATAATCCTGTAGCTTCTACAATTACATTAAACAGACCAATACCCGGACAAGGGCTTACTAGCGATCCTGATAGCCCGTGGCCGTGGGAAAAGCCTCCAGTGTATACAAACCTAGAGGAAGGTATACAGTATGTGTTTGGGCGTTTGATAGAGCCTGAAGCCTATACTTCTATTATGAATGTAATAGATGACGGCACTCCTTTGATGGATGTTACTCAAGGAATATTGTTTAAAGGATTTACAGAAGGTAAATGGAATCCAGACCTAATGATGCTTCTTGCAGAACCTACTGCCTATATGCTTATGGCTTTAGCTGAGAGAGCCGACATAGACTTCAAAGTCTACAGAGGCGAGGAAGAAGACGATGACGATGAAGCTACATTGTTTAATGTTGAAGTTGATAAGCAGAAACTAAAAGAGTTACAAAGTGTGTCTGGTGCTAAAGACATACCAAAGGGTATGATACCCCAAGACATAGAACAACAGATTGAGGAGCTTCCTACTTCTGGTTTGTTATCTAAACCCGAAGAAGAGAAACCAACAGACAGCTTACTAGGAAGGACATAGATATGAGTATTGATGAACTAGGCACTCGACTTGTCAGAGAAGGTAGAAGAAGAAGGGATCGTCAACGTAAGAGACAAGAGAGATTCCAAACTAGGGCTGCTATAGCTCAGATAGCTGTGCCAGTAGCAGGTAGGATTATTGAAGATAACCTGCAACAGAAGGCTCAAGACTTCTTTAATCAAGAAGAAGTTTTAAATTTAAAGCGTCAACACTCTAAAGCAGTACGTGAAGCTAATAGTATTTTTGCAACAAGAGATGCTATAGCTGCTGCTAGTCAATCTCCTGAAGAATATTTTTATGATCAAGTGTATGGTACAGTTGAGTCTGAAATGATGGATGCTGCTAGAGCAAGACAACAAGAAGAAGGAATAAATTTATTAGGTAGAAATATGCAAACGGGTGAGAACCTTAATCAATCATTAATAGGTTCTATAAAGGGAGCAGCTACCGAACTTGCTGAAGAAAGAGCTAAAGGTTATAGAGAATCTTTATCGGCTGCTGAAAGTATAGTAAGCTCTGAGCAGTTTGATTCTATGATGGCTAACAAACTAAAAGACTCTACGCCTACCACTATAGTAGATGCTATAGGTAGGAAAATAAATACTATGTTTGGGGGTACATCTACAGAAGAAAGACAAAATATGGCCCTTAACGATATTCGTAACCATCATTTTTCTACAAGTGCAACAGCCCTTAGTGCTTTTAATAAAGAGTACGAAAACTCAAGAAGTATTAGAGATGCTCTAGAATATGGAAACATGGCAAAAGAAATAGATGAGTATGTTCCTAGAAGAATAGATGTAGAAGAAGATGTACGGATGGTGAATAGACCAGACGGTTCTGTTAAATTAGTAAGGCTTACAAGAGATATTAATGAAGACGGAACAAAAGGAGAATACGAATTTAAGTCTGAGTCTATGGGTATTCCGGGGTTAGGGCCACAAATGTCTCCTGCTGAAAAAAGAGCAGAGTTAGCTTCAGCAAGAGCAGGGTTTAATGTTGTTACAGATGGTGGGCGTATGGTAGGTGCTAAAGTATTTGCTACAGAGTTTTTACCTAAACTAACACAAAAAAGAGCTGATGGCTCTAGGATTCTTCCTAGTGATGTACAAAATTTAACAGAGTATAATATAGTTTTATCAAAATGGAATGATTGGATAGGTGAGAATACAGATAAAATTATTGATCCTGAAATGGCAGCGATGCAAAGAGAATGGGTACTAATCGGAAGGTCTCTGGCTAGAGAAAGTAGAGACTTAACTAATGCAAGAGATGAATTAGAAAAATTAGGAATAGATCAATATATAGGTAGACCAGAATATCAAGCGACTGCTGAGTATGTAGAAAGAATAGCTATTGATCCATCACTTGTAGATGAACTAGAAAAACCTAAAGACTATCTTGCATATAGAGATTTAGCAGAAAAAGCTCTTGATTATAAACTAATGTATGATGGCTTTATTAATTTTGGACGTTTTCGACTTGAGACATTAGGACAAGTAGGACAATAATATGCCTTTACCAACAAGAACAGTTACATTTGAAAATGGTGAAACTAGAGATAATGTTCCTATTGATATAAGAACTTTTGAAGAGTATGAAGAATATATGAACTCTCCAAATAGATTACCTCCTACTGTTTTTGAAGATCGTGTTGAACCTAAAAAGCCAGAAGAGTATGGTGGTTTTGGGAGAGATGTTAAAAGAGTGTACAGAAGTACAGTGGGACAAGCTTCTGATTTTCTTGAAGCAGTTGTTCCTGCAAATGCCGCTTTAAATATAAATAAAACAGCCGAAGATTTATACGGGGATGACTTCTATGATTTAAGCATAGGAGAACGTATGGGGAGAGTAAGAACAGCTAGAGCTAAAGCTGCTGATGATTCTGCTATAGGTTCTTTAGTAAATCCTACAACAGAAGAGTTGAGTACTATAGTTGATAGAGATGGTTATGCTACAAGAACAGAAACTACAGGAGGAGCTATATTAAATCTTAGTAGTTATGTAGCAGGAGGCATAGGTATTTTAAATGGGATGCGTAGATTAGCTACTAGTTCTCCTAGAGCATTTAGAGAATTAACTAGAAAATATAAAATATCTGCGGATACAGCAGCAGGTATAGCTACTGGAGTAGCCACTGATCAATGGATTAGTAACCCAAATGAAGGGAGTATTATTTCTTCTTTGTTTCCAGACATACCTGATTCTGCATTGTTAGGAATAGGAGAATACTTACAAGCTCCTGAAGAAGATGATAGTGATGCAGAAAAAAGACTTAAAATGTTGATTGGTAATTTACCACTTGAAATAGTTTTAGGTGGTCTTGGTGGAGTAATTTCAGGAAGTCTTGGTAAAAATATAGATGAGTTATCTAAAGAAGAAATAGTAGACAAAGCAGTAGAAGGTTTAAAACGAACTAAAGCTGAAACTCCTACAGGTACAACAACACTATCAAGTTCTAAAGTTGTAGATGATGCTACTGAACAAGCACAGGTGTTTAATCAAGAAGGTACTATTAAAGGACTATGGCAAAAGTTTACTCAGTCTAGAGGTTTTAATACTTATGCAGGTCAAGATGCTTTTGAACAAAGTCAACAGGCTGCTCGTAAGTATAGGAATCGTTCTCAACATATTTCAGGTAGACTTCAACAAGCTATAAATAATGCTGTAAAAAATACAGATGATACAAATACAATAGATAGAGTTTATGATGCTTTAACTTCTACTAGTGAAGCTAATAAAAATGCTTTTAAAAATTTAGAAGGTGAGGAACTTACTAATTATCTAACATCTAATTTTAAATTAAATACTGAAGTTGCTGAAAGTGTAGTAGAAGCACGAAACTTAGTAGATGAATTAAGTTTAGAGCTAAGACAATTTGCTCCTAATAAAAAAATTAAAGACACAATAGATAATAACTTAAATAATTATTTAAGAAGGTCTTACAGGCAATTTGAAGACAAAGAATTTATTCCTACTGCTCAAGTTATAGCTAAAGCAGAACAACATATGTTAAAAATACTTCAAGAAAATGAAGCATTTCGTCTTGATGAAGCGTTAAAGAAAGGTAAAACTTATAAAGTAAAAACAAATTTAGATGATAGAGCAGCTTCTATTGTTAGAAGTATTATGGCTCAAAAGAAATTTGATGTAGTAAAGGGTATACAATCTAAAATATTTAGACAAAGAAAAGATATAGGACAACCCATAAGAGAACTATTAGGAGAAGTTAAAAGTCCTGAAGATGCTCTTATTATTTCTGTAGATAAAATGTCTAAGTTTTATGAAAGAGCTAGATTTTTAGATGACATGAATAAAATAGGAAATAAACAAGGTTGGCTTTTTAAAGATATACCTGAAGGTATGGATGGGTTAGTTCAACTAAAAAATACAGGTAGTAAAAAATTAGATGGTAAGTGGACTACTGAGAACATGGAAAAAGTTATTATGGAAAAAGAAATTTCTATGTTTGGTGATCCTGATGTAGCTAATAGTTTTTATAAAAATTTCTTATCTATTAAATCTTTTGCAAATAGAGCAGCTACAGTTTTTAACTGGACAACCCACATGAGAAACTTTTTAGGTGGAGTGCAGTTTGGTTTAGCAAATGGTTTGAATCCTTTTTCTTTAGGGGTTATGTCAGAAAAAAGTGCTATAAATAATTTAAGAGTTTTAGGTCAAGAAGCAAAATTAAGTGGTGATAAAGCATTAAATGAGTTGCATGAAAAGTATTTAAATCTTGGAATAATAAATACTAATGTTAGAGTAGGTGATTTTAGAGCATTAATAAATGAAGGTATTGATGCTACTAGTGTAGATAATTTTATGGCAGGATTTTCTAATAAAGTTTCTAGAGGTGCTGAAAAACTTTATATAGGCACTGATGATCTTTTTAAAATTAATTCTTTTAATAGCGAATTAAATTGGTTAAAGAGAGCGTATGGTAGCAGCAGAAAATTAGAATCTTTAGAATTAGAAGCAGCCGACATAGTAAAAAACACTATGCCAAACTATGACAGAGTTCCTCCGGGCATTAAAGCTTTGAGAAACTTACCTATAGGTTCGTTTGTTTCTTTTCCTGCCGAAATACTAAGAACTACATATAATATATTTAGACAAACTGCTAAAGAAATTGGATCAGGTAATAAAGTTTTAGCAGGAAGAGGAGTTATGCGCGGCATAGGTTTATCTGCTACCGCAATAGGCTTTGATGCAGCAGGGGAAATAACGGCATCTTCATTAGGTTGGTCAGATGATCAACGTAAATCAGCTACAGTTCTTTCAGAAACTCCGTGGAGTGGCTCTGAGAATGTAAGGTTATGGAGGCAAGATGAAGATACAGGAAAAATTTATGTAACTGATACAAAGTATTTAGATGCTTATAACACAGTAAAAGAACCTATAATTTCTGCTTATCGAGAATTACAAAAAGGAAGAATGGAAGATAAAGATGTAATTGAAACAGGATTTAATATGATAGTAGAAGGAGCAAAACCTTTACTTGCTCCTTTTGTGTCAGAAGAAATTTTTACTAAAACTGTAACTGATATATACTTTGCTGTAAATAATCCTAATGGTAGAACTCCAGATGGAAAAGTTTTGTTTTCTCCTAATGCTACTAGCTTAGATAAAGTAGGAGATGTAGGTTATCATTTGTTAGATAATCTTTTGCCGGGAACACTTGAGAGTGCTGAAAGAATGATACTTGCAGCAGATGAAGAACGTAATCCGTATACTGGAAAACCTCTTTATGATTTAGGTAATGAAGTTAAAGCTTTAGCAACAGGAGTTAGATGGACAGAGTTTGATCCAGAACAACAACTTAATTTTAAAATAATTGATTACAGAAATAAAATGTCTAGTCTTACAGAAACAGAACCAAACTACAGAGAAAGTTTTGGAACTCTTACGCAACAGTATAAAGATAGACAACGATCAAGATATGAAATTCAAAAAGAATTATATCGTAATCTACAAGCTTCTCAGTATTTTAGAAGTGATAGAGAAATATTAAATCAATTACAAGATTTAGGAATAAGTAGAGATGACTCCAGAGAATTATTAAAAGGTAGATTTATTCCTGAAGATATTAATATTCCATTCTTACGAGAGATTGCTTCTGAAGTAGGCGATACTCCAAAAAAAGGAACTATTAAAGAATATGATGCAATAGAAAGAGAACTTGAAAAAATTTATTCTGACATGAGTAGGACATTACTAAACACACCTGATGAGGAAGACTAGTGAAAGAGTATTACGAACAGGTTAATGTACCGAAGGCTCCTGAAGAACCAGACGAGCGCATAGACAAGATGACAGGTATGCCTTACGATGTACAGGCCGGAGAAGCCTTTATAGATGAAGAGGACAGGTTTGGTTTTGCAGCCGGAGGTTTGATTGCTATTATCAAAAGGCTATCAAGGGGTGTAGATGATATTGTTGAGGACACTAGACCTACTACAAGGTTTAATGCAGACGATGGAACTAGGGAAACTCTTAGAGACTTTAGATACAGAGAGCCAGAAAATTTTGTAGACCCTAACTCTCCTGACTATAGTGTTACTAGAGTTAGTAAAGATAATGCAGATAATAATATTGAGTATCAACAACCAGACAACAGATACTTTGAGGCTAGAAGGTCAGCAGAAGATAGACTAGCAAAAGAATTAGACGATGAGTTTAATGCGATACCTGAAGATGACCTAGACTTAGTTCAAAGATACGTTGACGATATTCCTAAAGTTTCTGATAGACCTCCAGTGCCATCAAGTGTAAGCAAAGAAGAATTTTTACAAGGCTCTGTAGAGCAGAAGCCACAATATAATGGTAGGTTTTTTTCAGAGACTAGATATGATAATCCTTTGTCGGCCCGTATACCAAGAGAGTTAGGTATGCACATAGGTACTAAAGGTCAGTCTGAAACTATCTTAATGCGAGGCACACACCCTACTGCTGAAAACATGATAGAGCGAGTAGCTATTGCTAAGTATATGGATGATGGAATGACTGAATCACAGGCAAGGGTAGCTGTAGTAGAAGAAGGAGTCCCTGATGAAGTTATGGATTTCATTGTTAAGGAGTTAAACGAAAGCGTTCCTATAGGTGTAGAGCCTTCATTACAGCAGGGATTTATAAACGTAAAGAATCCTTTAGTGTTAGATACTGATATGATTAACTGGAACCCTGCTAAGTTTCTTGGTGGTTCTGATCCTTCTGGTAATCTTAAACTAGCAGAACAAGCACAGACTTTTGTAGATGCTTTGAACAAACAAGTAAAATTACCTGACGCACAGTTTACTCAGATAGTAGATGATGCTTCTGCACAAATAGATTCTATTATTCGTAAGAAGGATATGAACTCAGGAAAGCTTTTGAATGCTGCTTACGATCACAACATTAACATAGTAACTAGAAATATGCTAGAGGACTTGGGGTTTGATAGTATTCAGTACAGGAATCTAGGAGAGCTTACAAGAGTTTCTGAACGTCAGGCGGGTGGTAACTCTTATATACTTTTCAAAGAAGATCAGTTTGCTACTGACTTTGTTCCTGCCCCTAGACAAGCTGCTGATGCCCCTTTTATGAGACAACCAAGAACATTAAAAGAAACTATTCCTGAAGTACAAAAAGCGTATGACGATTTAAAAGCAGGTACTATTACATCTGATGAATATGATAAGATAGTAAACAATACTGTTTATCCATACGAGAATGTACCTATTCCAGAAACAGATGAAGCAATGTTTACCGCATTGGCTGAACCTAAACGAAAAAATCTTAACACTCCATTTGAGGAAGGGCAAGAAGTAGGGCTGAGATTGGACATTCCTGCATATTTAAGAAAAGAAAACTCTGCATGGGTTCCTACAATACACGTTAATGGAAAACCGAAGGGACATCAATCTACTGCTGCAATAAGAGATGTTGATTTTACGAAGAGTGTTTCAAAAAAATACTCAACTGCTGAGTTGGCTCAAGGAGTTATGGAAGGTAAACCAAAATCTCCTTTTGCTCAGATGATGGGTAAATATATTGATAGAAATGCTAAACAAAACTATGATGCTGCGGTTGAAGCCCTAGATAGTGACGAGTGGATACAGGTAGGCTTTGATCCTAGAAGGCATTCATTCTTTTACGACAGGGTTACAGGACAGCCAGTAGCTACAGCAGAAGAAGTAATACAGGTGGGGCCACTAGTACTGGCTAAGAAAGCTACTTATGCTGATAGATCTTTATACCCCTATGCAACCGGAGGCAGAGTACTACGAAGTCTTGGAAGAACTCGTAGGGCTGAAGGTGGTGTATTAGGAGCTATTGAAAGAGGTATAAAAAAAGGTGCTAAGTTATTAGGATTTGATGATGAAAAACAATTAAGAATATCAGCAGACGCAACAGACTTAACTAAACAAATAGACCCTAACAGAGAAGTTACTTGGATGCACCAAGGTAAACCTATTACTACGGATCAACTTAGAAATTTAAAATCTAATCGAGATCAAATAGGATTATCAGGAAACGAAGAATTATTTGATACAGTTAATCATTCTTTATTTGGTTATGAAACTGGAAGTAATCCTGTAGCTGCTGTAGGTGGTCAACTTAAAGAACTTTATCAAGGAACTAAAGAAGCCTTACAGGGTAGAGATTGGAGAACACAGGCTAAAGATGCTTATAATAATCAATTTGGTATTATTCAAAGATCAAAAGGTTTAAGTAGAACAGAGTTTGATATGGAGTTAGCCAAAGCTGTACAAAGAACTCAAGATAAATTACAACGTGGAGAAAGATTAATATTTGGTAGAGATGTAATTCTTAATCCATATGATATTATGAGGAAAGAAGAGAGATGAAATACTTCACAGAAGATGAACTGAAATGCTCTCACTGTGGTAAGAGTGGTATGGACCCAAACTTTATGGCTAGGATAGAAGCACTCAGAGAACAGTTGGGGTTCCCTTTCCCTGTGAACAGTGCTTACCGTTGTCCAGATCACCCCATAGAAGCTCGTAAGAGTAAGGCAGGAGCACACTCTACAGGACACGCAATAGATATAGGTGTGCGTGGAGAGAAGGCTCATATGCTTTTAGACGCTGCTACGGAAGCAGGGTTTACGGGTATAGGAATAAATCAGAAAGGTAGTAGCGGTAGATTTATACATTTAGATGATATAGAAAATTCACCAGAAAGGCCGAGGCCGACAGTATGGAGTTACTAATATGAAAAATTTACTACTAAGCGGAACATTACTACTAAGTTCTATGGCTCATGGAGTGCCTACTTATGTAGATGATGTTGCTGAAATAATCAATAACAACTGTGTAGTCTGTCATCGTGATGGTGGTATAGGCCCAATGCAGTTTGAAACCTATGAACAAGTTAGACCGTGGAGTCCTTTGATACAGATGAAGGTAGCTAACAGAGAGATGCCTCCATATGCTTACGATCAGGGTATAGGGATACAGGAATTACATGGTGATTGGAGGCTCTCAGAGGCCGATATAGCCACGATAGTAGAATGGGTAAACACTGGGTCAGAGTATGGCGATACTGACGTTATAGCCCCCTCTGCTAATCTCTCAGACCCTAACCAGTGGAACTTCTACGAAGACTTTGGAGAGCCTACTATGGTTATCCCTTCTATTCCTATAGATATACCTGCCAGTGGTAATGATCTATGGCATAAACATAACGTAGCTAGTGGATTGACAGAGGATAGATGTATTAAAGCTATTCAAGTTAAACCAAGAGGTGATGCTAAGAGTGTAGTGCATCATGCCAATAGCTCCGTTAATGTTGATGGTGAGAGGTATGGGATGCTGACAGAGTATGCTATGGGTAAGTGGGGCGAGATAGTACCGGAAGGTGTCTGTCGTACTATACCTGCTAACTCTGAGATAGCTTGGGACATTCATATGTTCCCCGGTGGTTTAGGAGCTATAGCACCCGGAACTATTATTGAAGATAATGTTGTAGAGATAGGACTGTGGCTATACTCGCCAGAGGAATCTAAAGAACTTACATATGCTCAAGACCTCAAGCTTTACAGGATAAGCGATCAAGATGATATTGTTATTCCTCCTCATGGTTATCACATGACTCAAGGATTCCACTCCTTTGATCACCCTGTTCGCATTGATTCATGGCAACCTCACGGACACCTTAGAATGAATGCAGCAAGCTTTGAAATCTTTTACCCTGATACTGGGGTGACAGAACAGATTAGTCAGGTATCTAACTGGAGTGCAACTTGGCATCATAGCCACATATACGATCCAGACTTTGCACCTCTGATACCAACAGGAGCAGTACTAGTTCTTAAACAGTGGTATGACAACACTGAAGATAATCCTAACAACCCTGATGCAGATCAGTGGGTGTATGGAGGCAGCAGAACAGGAGATGAAATGACTCATGCTTGGATAGCAGTAACCCATCTTGATGAAAAAGGCTACCAAGAAATTTTAACTGAAAGAGAAAACAGGAGAATGATAGCAGGACAATGAGTAGACTATTAATAATAATTTTACTATCACTTACAGGATGTTCGTTAAGCAAAGTCAGTATGCAGATGTCAGAGTATCCTGAATGGAACTATATAGATCAACAATTATATATGCAAAACGTAAGGATTTGCAGAGCTATGGATCACTGTGCTGCTGAAGATTTATTTAGAAGATACTAAATTTAAAGGGGGCAGTAATGATAGAAGTAACAGTAGCCATTGCTGCTGCCTCAAAAGCAATTACAGTAATAAAAAAAGGTCTTGCATTAGGTAAGGACACCCAAGAGTTATCATCTCAGTTTGCACAATTCTTTGATGCAAAAGACAAAATAGATAAAGCTAAAGCAGATTCAGATCATACTCCCATAGGGAAAAAAATGTTTGATGCTCAGTCTGTAGAGGCTCATGCACTTGAGGTAGCACTAGCAGAACATAAAGCTAAAGAGTTAGAAAAACAATTAAGAGAACTATTTGTCTATTCTGGTCAGGGAGATGTTTATAAATCTATGATGAGAGCTAGACAAAAAGAAAGACAAAGAAGACTAGCCGTAGCTAGGCGACAAGCAGAACATAAAAAATTTCTTTTAGATATGTTACTAATAGGTTCTGTAGTTTTAATAGGAATAGGATTTCTAGGATTTATAGTTAACATCGTAATGGGAGTAGGAGAATAATATGTTAGCACTATACACGGAAGATCAACTAGGGGCAGCGTATCAAATATATGCTAGAACACACGCTGCTAGAGGGCTAGACATAGTAGACTTTGAAACCTACAGAGAACTATTTGAGACTCAATTTGTAGCTATGTCAGAGCCTCATAAAATATTTAATGGTGAGGGAAACACGCACTAAGATGTCTCCAAAGAAACTAGAACTACAGTCTAAGTACGAGAAGTTTGATCTAAACAATGATGGCATCATCAGTGATGAAGAACTAGATCGAGCTAAAGAAATGGTAGACTTAGAACTAAGAGAAGAAAAGTCTGAGGCTCAAAAGATGATGGCTTGGTTAGCTATCATTATCATGGTAGTAACTACGGTAGTTTTATTTACGCCCCTCATATCTGATAGTAGAGTGAATGCTCTGTCAGATTTGTTGGGGCTTTTTTATTTTTCTATGTGCGGTATTGTAGGTACATACATGGGAGCTACCGCATTTATGCACCACAAAGCTACTAAATAGATTGTATTTCTTTTTCAATGTATTCGTGCATAGGTTCTAGTTTTTTTCTACCCTCAGATATAATCCTAGATATAACATCAAAGTCTTCTTTGTGAAATATTTTCTCAGCATGACCTAAAGGAAGATGACTAAACTCAGTCATAATTGTACCGTCCCTTGTGAGTACTACTTTGAAAGATACTAAGTTTGCTTCTTGGTTATTGTCCATAATACTATACACTTGCAAAACTTATATTTTCTACATTACCTTTCAACCCTGCTTTCATGTAAGTAGTAGCCCTACCTTCAAAAAAGTTTTGGTGTTCGACACCTAGTACATCATCAAGCCAATCAAGAGGATTATCTTTAATACCATAGTTAGGTTTTAATCCTAGCTGTAGTAACCGTCTGTCTGCTATATATCTAATATATTCTTTCATCTCAGTCTTAGTCAATCCTTGTATGTCTCCCATTTCAAATACTAAATCAAGAAACTTATCCTCTAGTTTAACCATCTCTCTGCACACAGAGTAGATTTCTTTTTTAAAATCATCTGTCCAAATATCTACGTTCTCTTTTATAAACTCTCTAAAGAGTTGAGTCATAGCTTCAACGTGTAGTGACTCATCTCGTATACTGTAAGTAACTATCTGCCCCATCCCTTTCATCTTTCCGAATCTAGGAAAGTTTAATAGTATAACAAAACTACTGAATAATTGCAAGCCCTCTGTAAACCCTGAGTAGATTGCTAAGTTTCTAGCTATAGATTCTTTGTTGTTTATCTTGAGCGTAGAGCCACTTAAATACTCATGCTTATCAGCCATAGCCTCGTACTCAGCAAACGCCTTGTACTCCATCTCTGGCATTCCTACAGTATCTAATAGTAGACTGTAAGCGTGTTGATGTATAGACTCCATGTTAGCAAATGAAGACATCATCATCCTAGCTTCTGGCTTTTTAAAAACTCTCATGTACTTGTCTATGTAACCAGAGGCTACGTCTACATCTGACTGTGTAAACAATCTAAATATCTGAGTTAGTAAATTCTTTTCATGTGATGTCATGTCCTGCCAATCCTTAACATCATTGTGAAGTGGTACATCTTCTGGCAACCACATCATTTGATTCTGTTGGACGTAGTAGTTAAACATCCACGGATAATCAAACGGTTTGTAATAATCTCTAGTTCCTAATAGGCTCATCTACTTCATACTCCCAATAATCTATTATCATACCTTTTGGTATAACCATAATTGCATTAACATATTCTTTGTCTTTATCATTGTGATACATATCGGTAGCAAGTATAAGTTCATTTTCATTATCAGATACTAACCAACCTACGGTAGAACGGGATACCGCTTTTAATTTTCTCGCCTCAGATATTAGCACATCTTCAGTATCAATCCAAGCATCATCCCATTTTACCTCTATGACTTTACCCTTCACAACTTAGACACCCCTCTTCATCTAACTTTATTCTAGGTATTTTTATATTAACATTTTCTGTAGACCTAGCAGAGTCAGACCTTAAATAGTAAAGTGATTTTAATTTAGTTGCTCCCGCCCAATGTACATCATTGACGTACTGTAGAAACTCATCGTGTGTTTCTTGATCAGCCTCGTAATGGGGTGGTTTAAAAAATAAATTTACACTCTGACTTTGACAAACATAATTTTGTCTCATGTCAGCGTGTTCTATTATCCATATTTGATTTATCTCAGGAGCAGTTTTAAATATTTCTTTCTGTGAATCTGACAGTATATCTAAGTGCTGCACTGATCCTTCATGCGCTGCTATGTCTTTCCATATTTCATCACGTTTCTTTTTAGTAGGAACAAGTTCAAGTAGAAGATCATCCAAGTACTTGTTCTTAACTTTAAAACTCCCAGTTAAAGTTTTGTGTGTATAAACATTAGCTCTGATAGGTTCTATAGATGGGCTAGTACCACCACATATGATAGAGCTAGAAGCATTAGGAGCTATAGCAAGAAGGTGTGCGTTACGTTTACCACTACCCTTCATGTCAGGAGCTTCTCCTCTTTCTTCTGCAAGCTTACGAGTGGTCGCAGATGCTCTGTCTTTTATGTAAGAGAAAGCCTTGTTGTTAAAAGAAGAAGCGTACATACTTTCAAAAGCTATGTTGTTTCTTTGAAGATAACTATGAAAACCCATAGCACCTAAACCTATAGACCTCTCACGCATAGCAGAGTAAGCAGCTTTATCGTAACCTCCTTTACCTTGAACACTATCAACAAAGTTTTGAAGAACATTATCTAACATAGTAATTAGATCAGGAATGAACTGATCATCTTTAGACCAATCATCAAAGTGTTCTAAGTTTACGCTAGACAAACAACAAACTGCTGTCCTCTCTTCATTGGTAGGTAAAGTTATTTCAGAACATAAGTTACTTTGTTTAATCTCTAATCCTAGTTTCTTTTGTTCTTCTGGTAGAGCCTCGTTACATATATCAAGATTAACAATGTAAGGCTCTCCTGTCTCCATTCTTGTTTGTATTATCTGAAACCATAGATCACGGGAAGAGATGGTCTTAACTGCTGTGTTAGTTTTAGGATCAATCAATCTCCAATCTTTATCTAACTTAACAGCCTCTAAAAACTCATTGGATATACTAACTGCATTATGAAGATTCAAACATTTCCTATTTAAGTCTCCACCTGTAGTTTTCCTCATGTTTATAAACTCTTCTATCTCAGGGTGAGACACATCCATATATGCTGCATAACTTCCTCGCCTTGTAACGCCTTGATTAAAGGCTAACATCTGAGAGTCTACAACGTGCATGAAAGGGATGGAACCAGTAGACTTAGAACCGTTAGAAGTGTCCACGCCATTACTCCGCACACTACTCCAACATCCACCGATGCCTCCACCTCCACTTGCGAGCCATATGTTCTCATCATAATGAGTAGATAACCCATTGCGGGAATCAGGAACAAAATTAAGAAAGCAACTGATAGGTAGGCCACGGCTAGTACCCCCGTTACTAAGGATAGGAGTGCTAAACATGAACCAGTGAACACTAGCGTATGAATAAAGTCTTTGTGCAAGATCGTAATCAGTATGTCCCTTAAAAGTAGAACCAAATATACTGGCGCGAGCAAAAGCCTCTTGAGCATGAGTTTCATTCTCCCAAAGATACCTATCTTTTATTGTAGATAGAGTAAAAGAATCTAGATAATCTTCTAGATCATAGTTTATTTTAATTCCTAAATAATCTTGTTCGCCTATCTTGCTCTGATTCATCGTGTTTAATTTTATTTCCTTTACTAGTTTTTTTGTAGGAAGTGTTTTGTTTCTTTCTATTATACTTAGCTATACGTTCAGCTTTTCGATCCCACATTATCAATCTCTTCTATTAGTTTTTTTAAGTACCATTCTGCTTTCCGTAAATCTTTGATACCGCCTTTGTATCTAAATCTCCATACATATTTTATAATGTTACCATGCAAGTAACCTTCAAACTCTTCTTTAGAAAGTGATGCCTTTATCCCATCAATACATTCTACATCTCCACTATTGTAGTGACTAGGGTTATTTATATCTTTAAATGTTTCATTAACAACATCAGCTATTACTTTAGTTGACCAAGTACTTTCATCTTTTTGTAGTTCGTTGTTTACATCATCCCACTCTTTAGGTGTTGCATTATCAATACTCATTTACTTCTCCGTCCAATCATCAGGTAGTGTTTCTTCACTGTACCAAGTGAAACCATTTGTTTCAGCCCACTCAGCATGACTACGTTTTGATCCATCTTTTCTCTTTTTAGCTTGAGGCATAGGAGCATAAGGATCAGAGAACAAGAACACTAGTTCAGTGTTTTTAGGTAAAGCTTTTCTTACCCATGTATATTTATTATACTCTTGGTAATCCCAGAACCTACCTTTAGCTTCTAGTAAAATTGTTTTCTTACCCATCACCCTTATAAAATCAGGATGATACTTATGTTCAATAGTGTACTCAACTGTATCACTATGATGTTTCCAGTTCTTTAAAGTTCCTTGATGTAAAGAATACTCCCACTTGGAATCATAAGTAGCAGGTACATCTTTTTCTACAGGTCTTATAACCCTACGTTTTCTGTATCCTTTTCTTATTTTCAAGAAGCAACTTCCTTACAATCAGCAAGAGTAATTGATTGTAGTTCTTTATGAGAATATAATTTTTTAATTTGATTGATAAACCACTTATATGTATAAGCACTTACATGATAAGTACCATCATTATAATATAGGTGGGTTTGTTTTGGTGTGAATGAAAGGACGTTATTCATATTATACTTCTTTGCTGACTCTTTGTCAACTAAAGATTGCATCCACCCTAACAAAAGTTCTTTTGCTCTACGATTAATTTTTTTACTTGTTCTCCTATTCATAAAACTTCCTCAACTCTTGGTGTCGAAACTACTTTAGTAAAGTAAGTTAACCCTCTGTTATATTTAAAAGTTCTTAGACCTTCACCATCATTAGAATCTTTAAAACATTCAAACTTGTGAGGGCAAAATGTACAGTTCTTGTGTAATTTTTTATTACCTTTTTTACCATCATCAACAGGTTCATAACAAAGTTCTTCAGGTGGTTTAGTTTTATTTATAGCTTTTATTACACTAGATATTTGTCTCCTGATAACAGGCTTATCTAAATCGTCAGGTGAAAAGAAACATAACTCTCCGTTCTCTTTATTTATTACTAAGAAACCACCATTTTCGGTTCCCTCTGCTTCTTCATAACCTGTTAGTTGACTGATATATCCAAAGGGATCATCCTCTCTTAGTGACCCATCTTTAAATTTTCTAAATGCAAAGCCTGATGCTGTCTTTATATCGACAACCTCACCATTTATTTTACAGTCCATGTGACCACACACACCATCCACTACGACTTCTTTCTGTTCAGAACCTACTTCATTATCTGTTAGTCTAGATAACATGAGTAATACTTCTTCAAGTAGATGACCGTACAAAAACTTTATAAATGTTTTAGGGTGGGGCTTGTCTTCTTTTACTTGATTGTTCTTGTCAAACCATAACCTACGGACAGGCTTACCTATGTTTGACATCCTAAGAGAGAATGAAGAATCTCTTCTAGGCGGTCTAGCCCAAGCGTTTAACGCAGACTTCATGCGTTCCCCAAACTGTTCTATATCTTGATCTGATATATCTAAGTGTTTACCTTTGGTTAAAGGCATTAGTGCTTCATATATATCATCTACTATGTTAGGCATCTTTGTGCTCCATGAATCTAAGCTTACGAGTTTCTCTATTGTAAAGAAGTATTCTTACGTTCTTAGATTTTTGTCGTTTAGTTCTAACATGATTACCATGTCCCTTTGATCTATCGCCTTCTGTTTTTACATCTATTAATATTGTTTGTTGAGTCTCAGGATTCCACGCTATCATGTCAACCATGCCTTGACTACCTGCATTTGGAAAGACTTCATAACCTTGATCCCACAACCAAGTTACCGCATAGTACTCTGATAAATCTCCGGCCCTACTACTAGTGTGTTTCACTCCAGTTACTCCCCACCTTGTATTCCCCATCAAGAGGACAATTAAGGTTATAGTATTCTGCTGTTTGTTTTATTGCATCTACACCAAGACATCCTACCATATCAGCACGTTCCTCGTCAACCTCTAATTGCCATTCATCGTGAATGTTAGCAACAAAGTGTGCATCCATTATCCTATATTCTCCATAACTTTTTTTCATCAGACTTTTTGAATGTTGCATCATAGTCTGTATTGAGTTGTTTAAAATAACTAAGGCTCTCTTCATAACAACAGCACCTCCACCCTGTAACAAAGTGTTAAGTGCGCTGTGCTGTGATCTAACAAATAGTTTTCGACCATCTAATGACTTAATCGAACCCTTTCCTGCCGCTCTCGAAACTCTGTCTCTAAGAGATTTAAGTGATGGGAGATTATTAAGGAAGCGTTGTTTAAGTTCTGCACCATCTTTTTTGTTTCCTCCAACCACTGTCCCAAGCTTTGCATCTCCGGCTCCGTATATGAGGGCATAGATGAAAGTCTTCGCCTGAGTTCTAGATTCAAGTCCTGCAAGCTTTTGATTAGTGGTGTGTATGTCTCCGTGGATGATTTCATTTATGTAATCCTCATCATTCATATAGTGTGCTAACATTCTAAGTTCTAGTCCTGAAGCGTCTATGCCTACCAGTTTGTATCCATCAGGTACAATCCAACAAGACCTACACTCCTTACCAAAAGGAGAATAAATGCTAGGTACTTGAGCCATATTAGGATCACGGTGGGTCATACGTCCAGTTATAGTACCGTTGGAAATAACAAACCCATGTACTCTGCCGTCATCCTGTACCTTATCAAACCAAGAATCAATCTGTGCTATACGCTTCTGATATAAAAGATAATCAGCTATCAACTGAGCTTGAGGTATATCCTTTATGGTTTTTAAAGTACCCTCATCTACAATAGGTTGACCAGTTGGTGTGAACTTACTAGGCTTCCAACCAAACTCTTGTAAGTACTCACCTATCTGTTTTCTAGAACCTAAGTTAAAGGGAATGACCTCTGATCTTACCACCTCCCCATCAGACTGCATGGTTTCAAACTCTTCATCTGATAGTCTAGACTTTCTAACTGTACCGGATTTATTCTTCTCGTTACGAAACTCTCCCATCCTAGAAATAGAACCATCCTTCTTGTATGATGGTCTAAGTATATGATAGGTGGTGTGCGGTTTAAATTCTTTATGTACTTCTTTTACTACATCAGTAAGCTTCTCATTCAACTCAGCATTTAAAAGAGATGCTGCTTTCTGGTCAAACAAGAACCCGTGTTTCCGTTGGTCTGCTATGATACGAGCAGTCTCTTGTTCTAGTTTAATAGACTCAGCACCAAATCCTTTGGCCTCTCTCCTGAGTATGTCGTAAACTCTTTTGTTAAGCAGTACATCACGTTCACAATACTTAACCATATCAATAGAGAAATTATCATAGTCATCAAACTCTATCTTAGGTAATCCTAACTTACTACCCCATGCCTGTAAAGAATGACCTCCCTCCCTGACAGGGTTAAGTAGCCTAGATATAGCCAGTGTATCTACGATAGCAGTATCTTTAAAGATAGAAGATGTTTCAGGATGTAGCCTATTGAGAACAGGTATATCAAAACCTATGATGTTGTGACCTATTACTTTCTTAGCCTTGTTTAGTTTCTCTAATCCCTCATCAAGTTTATCACCCCAATAAGAAGAAACGTGTTCAGTCTCTACATCACAGATACTCATGCACCATATTTTAGTTGCATCTATATCGTCTGTCTCTATGTCAAATACTAGCGAGTTCATCTGACTCCTCCGCATCAACCTCAGATAGTCTGCCTGTCTCCCTATCATACAATAGATGTGTAGCCATACCAACATCTCCGGTGTATCTAGACTTCAGTATTCTAAGGTGTGTAGTGTTAGACTCTATCTGATCGTCCGACTGTTGATTCCTTTCAAGTGCTATTACACAGTCAGATAACTGAGCGATAGACTGAGAACCTCTAAGGTGATTGAGTCCTACTGTCACACCATTCTCATGTCCTCTGTTACCCTCGACCCTTCGTAGGTGAGAGACTAGTATCATCCCTGCCCCTGTCTCCTCAACTATAGATCGTAGCTTAGTCATAATGCTGTCGATAGTACGCCTCTCATCTCCCTCAGTAGCAGAGGATACTAGCATATGTAAGTGATCAACTACTACCCACTTACAGTTACAACCTACGATCATAAACCTAATCTTAGAAAAGATTTCATCTAGATCAGTGGCTCCAAAGTGAGCGTGTATCCACACCCTATCTTTATTATCACCATCAAACATCCTGTTAAATGTATCGTCTAACTGCTGTTTAGTAAACTCTTCTCTGACCTGATCCACATAAAGTCTAGCATTAGATTCAATAGACATGATACCATCTACTGTTCGTTTCCAATCTTCCTCTAATGCTATGACACCCACGTTATCTTTGGTCTGTGTTATCAGCCAGTGTTCTAGTTCTCTGGTGATAGAAGATTTACCAAGACCTGTACCACCCGTCAGAGTTACAAGCTCTCCCTGTCTAAGTCCGTATAGCTTATCATTGAGTCCTTCCCACGGGTAAGGTACAGATTCTTTACGTTCCCTGTTATCAAACTTCTCTTTGTTATCTGTTACATTAAGTACACCAGAAGGTGTGTAAGTTTTTGCTGCCCACCACTCACTAACATAACTCCTGTGTCTACCCTGACGCAGCATATCGTTAGCATCTTTGAAGTCAGTAGGCAGGGTAAGTATCTTAGCTTTAGCAGGACTGAGTAGTCTAGCTACCTTAACAGCAGCATCCCTACCCTGCTTGTCATTATCAAAATTAATGATTACGTTATCGAAAGATTCTATAAACTCAAGTGAGTTTCTAATATCTCTCACAGCACCAGACGCACCATTCTTAATTGAAACGACAGGCCACTTAGAACCTAGTAATTCATAGGCTGACATGGCATCACATTCACCCTCTGTTATGGTGATGTACTTACCTCCAGACTGAAACAACTGCTCACCAAAAAGTCCACTTCCCTGTGGGTTCCCTCTCCAAGAAAACATTTTATTTGGTTCACGCACCTTGTATCCTGTGATCTCGTTTGCTACATAGTAAGGATAGTAATGACGCATGATTACGTTAGAGCTTGTATTCTTTACAGCCTTAACACCATACTTCTTAGCTGTGTCTACTGATATACTTCTGTCATCAAGAGCAACAAAACTTCCCTCAATATCATTCATAGCATTGTTCCGGTATGTTTGTATATCACTAGTTTTAGGTGCAACATCCACACCTTCGACAGCCTTGTCATAATTAGGAAACCTAGTGTCACAACTAAAACACCAAGCCGAACCATCTTCATTCAAGGCAACAGGATCACTCCCACCACAGCTAGGGCAGGGTAAATGATATTTAGCAAAAGACATTGCTAGTCCTCTTTGTCAGGCTGAACGTATGCTTCGTTTACATCCGGTGTAGAAGGATCGTCAGCTTTGTATTGTCCTGTAGCAGTCCTCGCTCTTTCAGGTTTGATAAGTGTATCATCATTACATTCATCGTCCATAATGCTTTGGCGTAATGATTGTAATGCTTCTCTCTGAATCATAACTCTATCACTCAAGTCAGCTAGTTCAGTAATAGCTTTCTGAGCTAACTTAAATTTAAGTTTACCTTCATCAGAGAAAAGGGTGACATCATAGTCTCCCTCATCTGTTCTAAACTTTGGAGTCATGGACTCTGTACTCATAGTTCATCCTCCTCTCCACCAGTGTCCTCAACCTCGAACTCTGAACCTGCTGTAGAATTGTTATACTCTACAAGATCAATGACCTGCATAGCTATTAGGTCTAGTCCCTGCCATTGACCGCTATGCCATTCTTTATACTGAACCCTAACCTTAGAGCCGTTACCAACCTGACAGTCTATGAATTGCTTCTTACTGTCGTAAAGGCTAGGAGCCTGACGGGTGTGTACAGTACCAGACTTGTCAGTCCAGTTTACTTTTCTCTTAATAGTAAGAGCCGGACCTGCCTCAAGTTCTTTTATCTTGAACCCACGACTAGCAAAATCCTCTGCCACATCTCTATCTACTACTAATTCTACACCCCAATAGTGATCGGGGAACTTAGTGTTAGGCGTTAGGATGTTCGCCCAGTGGGCTTCACCATTTATTACTGCCATACTTACCTCCATTTATTAAAAACTATGTAAATTATACAATACTATTTAGTCTGTGTCAACTATTTTTTTATGTTTTTTATAACCTTTTTTATTTTCTTTTAGCTTATCTTTATGTACTTGATTCTTATTGAATTTATGTGCGTGTTTAGCTACCAAGTTTTTATTCCTTAGTTGATTTGGTGGTAATCTTCTCATAAAATTTATTCTCTAACCTCTCTAGAGTTCCATCAAAGTAAGCGGTAATCATACCGTACAAGAAAAAATCTACTAGTAATATAACTAAAAACATTATGTAACCTGTGAGCATAGGCTACCCCACTCGTATTTATCATCGTTAATATTTATATTTGTTTGCATTTCCAAATTACCAGTATCCATGATCTCTATCTCTAACAATTTAAAGTCAGTATCATGTTTATCTTTCATAAGCTTTTGAATATACTCAGCATTTTTTTTATTTATATAACACATCTTATGGCTGTCAGCTATAAAGTTTGATGCCTGTACGGTCGCTAACATATATACATTCATATCACATTACCTGTATCTTTAGTTACAAAGTTACCTGATCTCTTATCATAGTATACACCAAGAGCCTCAGTAATATCATTAAAAGCTTTCTGCCATTCTATATCGTCAGGGTTATAGTCTGAATAGTTTAGCATTACCTTTAGTGCTTCGTTAATGTTCATTATTATTTTCCTCGTAGTATTCTATCACAGTTCTTACTGCCTCTCTAAACTCTATATCTTTTTCTTTTTCAAAAGGTAACCCATCTAGAGTATCCAGTAAAAGTTTTAAGTCTTGATAAGTGTTAGCTAGTATCATGCTGCTACTCTCTTAGGAAATATATTCAACATCTTACTAACTTTCTTTTTTCTCATCAAGAATACATTACCTTTATCACCTTTAGATGGTGCATGAGTACACCAATCAGTGACAGCATTATACAACGCCCAGTAATTTGTACCCATAGATTTAGCATAGTGCAAGCAATACTTACTGAGTATGTAATTATACATAGTGCTTTTAGTATTCACTATAGTTCTAGTGCCATCCAAATCAGTTTCAATACCAAGCATATTGGCTATCACTTTCCTATGGTCAGTGACTTTTTGTTTGGCCCAGTAATGCCATAGCTCTGCCTCTTTTTCTAAGACTTCCATGCCCTTGCTTATAATCCTAGAACCCTGCTCAATGTCAAGACCCTTAGTATGTCTAGATTTATAGACAGCTAGTGCATCATCAGTAAATGTCTGCATATTATGACACGCCCATTGTTTAGCACCTACACTTAGTAGTAGTGGGAACGATCCATCAAAACTATTGACACCTAAAAAGGATAGCGTAGCAGTATCACCATCAGGAGTTTTTATAACGTGTTCAGGTAACTCTAGTTGATAGATCATCCTAGCACCCCTATGAGCTACTGTAATCTTTTCTCTGACGTTAGTAGCATTCACTGATGCCCTCTCAACGGCTGACCGAATAGATTCTATCACTGGTTTGTGTTCAGTTATCTTATAGTTCTTACTGTGATAACCTAGTACATCACCAGTGTCAGGTCTAATAGATACGACCCGACCCTCTAATTCCTTGTAACGATCAGAGGTAGAGAACGACCATTCATTCTCACTAATCGGCATATAGACAGGCTTAACTTCTATAGGAAAGTCAGCCTCACCATACCCCGATGCTCGTAAGTTATTAATATGTATCGAGTTTTTAAACATTGAATGTAACATATCACGCTCCTTAAAATAAAACTGGTGTGAGTAGGGTAATAGGGATTGCATATTCCAAGCATCCGGTGGAGGCTACGCATTACTGCAAGCCATACTCACATAAAATTGGAGGGTAAGATTGGAATCGAACCAACATAAATGGGGTTGCAGTCCATCACATAACCACTCTGTCACTTACCCTTTAATAGTCCTCTAAATATCCTAACAATTTATTTTCTGAATCAGTTACCTTTACAATTATATCACCGTCTTCATCAGTGATTATATCATACTCATACTTTGAATCGAACCCTAACTTCATAGATTCATAGGCTGATTTTAAATTCTTGAACTTGTATGGTGTATCTCTAAACATCACTGCCCTCTATCTCATCTATCGTACTTAGCACCGTGTCTATGGTGGGCGCCCATAAAGGCTTACCATTATCCCTAGCCTTACGAAACTGGGCTGCCATATTTAATGGAGGCATATGACATTCATAGCCTACCTTTTTAGAACCAATTATCCTCCACTCACCATAGTATAATACTCTATAGTCACCACTCTTTTTTACTTCACTCATCATCATTACCCTTTATATTATTATTTATAAACATGACAACAATATGGCAAATCATATCTTCAAAATAATGATAGGTATCTTCATGCGGATATTTCTTTTCTATCATCTTAATGAATCGCTCATCAGTTGTATTACTATTAATACCTAATGCACTATCAATGTACTTTATAAACTTGTCTTTAATGTGATCTTTGGGTGGAGACACATGATTGTTATGCCAGAAAACAGTCCACATCTGATCTATGGTTAGATAGTAACGCTTCTTATTATCTGACCACTCTTTTAGAATGTCCATGTCCTTTACCTCTTATTAAAAGTCTTGAGAAAACAAAGGTATAACAGTTAGCGCAGTACATCTTAACTGGGCCAACTGCTATTGTACCCCTGTTATCGCAGCCTGACACACAACAAATCTTATCGGGCTGAGACAACACTATTACCCCACTTATCACTGATAGATACATTCATCTTGCGAGTAGCATTAAGCTTTTGAATATAGAATGATCGCTTACCCATATGAAACCCCATAAAAACAGGACCATTGGAGATACCATTACGGTTCTTGATTGATCTAACTCGGTAGATTGTTTTCATCTTACACCTCATAGGTTTTATGTTTAAGAATGTAACCCAGTTCTTCCCTGATAATGTTGACTTCTTGCTTACTGAAAGTCTTTTTACCTATCAACTTCGATAGTGCAAGTGACCTACTACAAGCAGGATAAACTCTATCAACTCCATAAACCTTTTTAACTTCAACTAATAATTGATTATCATTAGTTGGATTTAAATCAATGTTCATAATAATACCTTTGTTAATACTTAAAAGATTATATAATCTATAGTAGCATAGATTACGATTAATGTAAAGCACTTGTTACAATTTGTTTCATTCACTCTTATAATAAAACTCTGATCCTTTTTGAATATACTCCATTGAGTACCCTGAAACCTCACATATTCTCTTAGTAAATATGTGCATAGCTACAGCAGCACCTATCATGCTTGGATTTAATTTGTCAAATGTTTCTGCTAGGGTAGATTCAATGGTTAAAATTTCATCTTTCATTTCATCATATAACCTTTGAGCCTCATCAGAAGTTATACCATCTGCTATCTTCTTGATTTTCTTAGCCTTTTTTATATCAACTACATTACTCATAGTGTTACCCTCTTAGTATGTATTATGTATTACTTGTAGTGCTGCTACGATAGGATTCTCTGCTAGTCTAGCTACTCCACCATCATAACAATACCATCCAGAACCATCATGAAAGACTAGTAAATCAGCTATCTCACTACCATCATCTAACACCTTGACAGTAGCAGTCTCATCATTAAGAAGTTTATAACTCCCATTATACCCGTGATCACTCCAGAATTTCTCAGTGCCTACGGTCAAAAGAGATTCACCACCAGACCAGTTAGCATGATTATATTTTATTGTTTGTCGAATATCATCCATTCATAGCACCTCTAAATATAGTCTGTTTAATTGTCGGATGTAACTGTTTTAAATATTTAGTGTAACATTTTGCACAGTAATACTTATCTTCTCTATAAACTATTATATTATTTTTCTTACAATCACTACACTTTAAATCGTCTAACATTATCCCACCATAGTTAACCTTGTATAGCCTAATTCGTTTATATCCTTTAAGACTTTACCCATTGATTTACCATGCGCTACATAGGCTATAGTGTGCGTATCTTTATTCCAACATTCTCTACATGATCCGCATTTACCATCGTTCTCATATGCCCTACATACTACATGACTCTTATCTACCTTAACTCCAGTATGATCACTAGAGAATACATGATCAGTATCTTTTGGTAGTATTGTGCTACTAGTCTTGATACTATTCAATCTCCATGTACTGAAATTCACTTTCTTACCTTGAACCGAATCACTTGACAGTCTAACCACTACATTGTCTAGTTGATTCATTCGTTCAATTACATCTTTAAACTTACTAAACTTGTACTGTCTAGTAGGTAACCAATGTTTAACCCATTGAGTACGCTTCATCACTTGATAGATTTTCTCTGCTAGTTTGATATGATACATATCACCACTATCAAACCATCGAAAGTATCTGTGATTATCCAATTCAGATACCATATCATCTACCCATCCATCACGTTTCCAATCCTCTTGATTATGGATTCGTGGTGCTTTTACGTTAGGGAATCTATAGTTCCCACCCCTAGCATAGCATCCTTTACAGGCATCGACTAAGCTACCATCTTGTTTCCTAGCAGCAGGACACGTAGTCAGTGCTTGTAAACTCCACGAATGGCAGCCGAGTTTACTTGTCTTAGATATTTTAATCATGCTATGATCTCTTGAAATTAAAATAGTTATTTGGTAATCCAGAATGATTCTCAAAAATATCACCATGATATAGATTATGATCTACAATCTTATCAAGACTATGTATCTTTCTGAATACACTTGGATGATCCCTACCACCAAACATATTCTCAGCACCTTGATACCAGTATGTCACTGGAAATTTACCATCTTTACGCTGTTTACCTATTGTTATTTTTTTCATTATGTTTCCTTATCCATTTATTAATATCAAATTTTATGGGTTTGTATGGCCGTGTATAACAGGCAGCCGGTTTAATTAATTTTTGTTTGCACATATTCCTATACCTTTAAACTTGTAAGTATAATACCACGTTTAAAATATTTGTCAAGTACTTTCTTAAACTTTTTTTACCCATACTCTAGTATACTTACCATGACTAATTTTCTTCTTTAGTCCAATTTTATTGTTAGCAATATCAACTACATCAATATATTTCTCATGCGATCCACTAAAATAATTAGTGCGTATCTCTGCTAGTCTCCATCTAAAATCCAGATGGGTTAAGAATATCTTTAGAAAAAACATAGTCTTCACCTGTATTATTGGTTCCCATATACCAAGTCCGTTTGGTTTCGACTAGTGACCATCTAGTCTCATCAGTATGGTTTTATGATATACGAGTCCATCCACCAGTTTTAGTATCCCTACGATACCAGACCAAATTGCCATTGTAATTCACTACCTTGCATGTTGGAGCATACATAGACTTCACCTCATAATTTAATAATAGGATATTCATTTTTCATATCCTTATGAATATTTCTAATCGGATAACCATTCCTTAGTTTTTTCACTAATATTTCTTTGAAGAAAAACGAATGCGCTTCACTAAAAGTATCGAAATATCTCGCATCCAAATCTCTACCAATTATGGCGTATTTTGCACCCATAGATTTTACCTATATTATTGGTTTCCATAGACCAAATCCTTTTGGTTTCGGCCAGTTACCATCTGGCACTCATCAGTATGGATTATGAGTATACTTCGTATATCTCGAATTCTCCGAATTCATTTCTGCGTACTCTCTGATTCGGCAGACTTCTCTCACTTCTAATACTGTGAAATTTTACAGTACTTAGTGTATGTTTTTTAGACCAGTCTTTTTTGATGCTACTTGACTGGGGCTTTTTGTAGACCCTTTTAAGTGCTAAATTCATATTGTTACCTTTAAGTTTTAAGTGTCAATCATAATATACTAAGAAATAATTATTGTCAAGAAGTTTTTGAAATTATTTTTTAGTTCGTTTGTCCTTTAAGTAATCATTTGAAACTGTCAACCATAATAAACTATTCTCAGAATTTGTCAACAATTAAATTGTAACAGAATGCAACAAATCAATATACATTTATATGCACACACACATACGCGAATAGCATAAATCCGCAACAATGTCAATCGAAAAAAAATAAATTTTTTACTTGACAATTTCTGAGAATACTATATACTTATAGAGTCTAATAAAAATGGGAGGTATAATTATTGAAGTGATTGAATTATAAAGATTTCCAAAGTCTTTAAAGTTTACTCTATAACTTCAAAAGTCTTTGGAATTTTCTGTAAACTAGACTTGCACTTTAAAAGTCTTTGAAGTTTTCAGAGTCTTTGATGAAAAAAGATGATGGAATCTTGACAAGTCTTTGAAGTAAGAGGGGCTAGGCAGGAGGCCACCCCCCAGACCCCCTATATATACTAAATCATATACATTTTCAGAGGGTTTGGTCGTTAACTAGTTTGATGCGGAACTACAAAGTCTCTGGTAGACTTTAAGGGGGAGGGAGGTTACAGATATATATATGCACCCCGGTGGGCTACATAATACTATTATACACCTAGAAATCCATTTTGTCAAGTACTTTCGTATTACGTTACAATTTATTACAATTTAAATACGATTTTACTTGACAGATTGCTCAAACAGGTGTATAATATATAAAATGGCAAAAGAATTAACAACTAAACAACAAAACTTTCTGGACAACTTGATGACTACAGGGGGTGATCTAAGGAAGGCTGCGGAGCTTTCTGGTTATGCTGAGAACGGGCATTGGCAAGTCGCTAAAGCACTCAAACATGAGATCATCGAAATGGCATCCGGTATCTTAGCTCAGTCTGCTCCGAAAGCTGCTATGAAGCTTGTGAACATTATGGACTCTGATGATCCTATACCACAAGCTAATGTTAGAATGCAAGCAGCCCAGACAATACTAGACCGAACAGGTCTTGGCAAAAAAGAAAGTTTAGATGTTAATCATAAGGTAGAGGGAGGTTTGTTTATACTTCCTGCCAAAGAAGAGATTGTAATAGATGTACAAGCAGAGGACGAGTAGCACTATACCTTTTGGGTATGAGCTAGATTCAGACAACAGAACTTTAAAGCCTGTTCAAGATGAGATAGATGCTATAAAAACTGTAGCTGAACTAATAAAGAATAACGGCCTGTCTCTTAGAGAAGGTAGCGAATGGGTTACTTATAAGACAGGAAGGTCACTAAGTCACGTTGGGTTAAAGAAGATTATAGATAATGGAAGATTGGATAAAGAACCCACAGAACTACCTGACTGATGAAGACGGGAACTTCATACTTAAAAAGGACGGTACTCCCCGTAAAAAGACCGGAAGGCCCAAAGGGTCTAAAGGTAGAGGGTATAACTACCACTCTGAGACTAAGGCAAAGATTAAAGCAAGACGAGCTATACGAACCAAAGAAAAGAAAGCAGAACAACTAAAACAAAGATTAAACGCTAAACGAGATTCGTTAAATGCTTCTAAAGAAACTTTAAAGAAGCTAGAAAAAGAAACAACTAATAAGGTTGTTACTGAAGATTTACTAGATAAAGTACCTAAAGCTCTAAAGCAAGAAGTCGATGACAATGTTATATTCAAGCCTAACAATGGGCCACAGACAGACTTCTTAGCAGCACCAGAGCGTGATGTACTTTATGGTGGTGCAGCAGGTGGTGGAAAGTCTTATGCTATGCTTATTGACCCACTACGTTTTGCACATAGGGCAGCACACAGGGCATTAATACTTAGAAGGTCTATGCCTGAACTGCGAGAGCTTATAGATAAAAGTAGGGAGCTTTACCCCAAAGCATTTCCGGGGTGTAAGTACAAAGAGGTTGAAAAACTTTGGAACTTCCCAAGCGGAGCCAAAGTAGAGTTCGGCTTCTTAGAGCGAGATGCCGATGTCTATCGGTATCAAGGCCAAGCCTATTCTTGGATTGGTTTTGACGAGATTACTCACTTACCTACTGAGTTTGGATGGAACTATCTCGCTTCTCGCCTAAGAACGACCGACCCTGAGATTACACCCTATATGCGGTGTACAGCAAACCCCGGTGGTGTTGGAGCTACATGGGTAAAGAAAAGGTATATTGATCCACATCCACCTAATGAATCGTTTGTAGGTGAAGATAGATTAAGTAGAAAGTTTATTCCGGCTAGGTTAGATGATAACCCTTACTTAGCTGAAGATGGTAGGTATGAAGAAATGCTACAAGCATTACCACCTACTCAAAGGAAACAACTGTTAGAAGGTAATTGGGATGTTAATGAAGGAGCAGCCTTTACCGAGTTTGAACAAGACGTACACGTTATTACACCTTTTGAAATTCCTATATCATGGGAACGTGTTAAAGGTATTGACTATGGTTATGCTTCTGAGAGTGCTTGTATATGGGGAGCAGTAGACGCTTCAGATGGTACTCTTATAATTTATAGAGAGCTATATCAAAAAGGATTGACAGGAGTAGACTTAGGAGAAAAGATTACTCAAATGGAATTAAATGATCCTTATTCGGTTCAAGGAGTTTTAGACACGGCAGCGTGGGCTAGGACAGGAACTACAGGTCCAACAGTAGGGGAGTCCTTAATTCGTGCAGGTCATAAACTACGAAGGGCTGACAAGAATAGGGTTCAAGGTAAAGTACAAATTCATGAATACTTGAAAGTGCAGCAAAGCGGAAGGCCACGACTACAAATATTTAATACTTGCCCTAACCTGATACGCGAACTTCAAAGTATTCCTCTGGATAAAAATAATCCAGAAGATGTTGATACTCACGCGCCAGATCACGCTTATGATGCTCTGCGCTACTTAATAATGTCTAGACCAAGAATACAAGATTCTTTTAGCAGAATAAGAAATCTACATTTGGAACAGGCTTATACCCCGGCTGATAGCGAATTTGGCTATTAGTAAAATAATTTTATAACTCAAGCGAGGAAATAACCAATGGCAAATCCAGTATATAATGTTAGAGATACAGGCAGAAACTCTGCTAGAACAGGTGATGTAAGAGAGATGGCTGAGAATATGGTACATTCTTGGACTTCTGTAACTACAGGAACTATTGCAGTTACAGCTGACACAAATACTGATGTTAGTTTTACACAACCTGCCGATACAATTATTCGTAACCTTATTGCTATTCCGGCAGGTAACATTGTTACAGCAGGAGCTTCAGGTGATGATGTTGATTTTGATTTAGGTACTTCAGCAGGTGGTGGTCAAATTATTGATCAAAAAGCTATCTTAGATGATGGTGGTTCAGCAGTAACTTGGACAGCTAATGCACCTTTGTATATTATTCAAAACTCACATGGTCATGCAGCAAACCAATTTGTAAGTACATCTACTACAGCAGGTGTGGTTGGTGGCCCTGCTACAAGTGAAGCTATTGTTATAGCAGGTACTTTGTATACAGCTAGTGCAAGAACACTTCATGCTCGTCTTACGCCATTAGCAAATGATCTTGCTACGGCAGCAACGACTGTGACTTACTTAGTTCAGTTCTTACACATGGGTACAACACCTGATCAATAGATCATAACTGTTTAATCATGGACGCTGCCTTTGGTGGCGTTCGTGGTTGTTTAAGGTTTTAATATGGCTGAAGAAGAAAATACTTTAATACAAAATGCTGATGGTCTTTACTTTGAATCAGTAGATGATGAAGAAGGTATGAACTTAAATCTTGAAGAAGATTTAAATAATAAACTTGCTGGACTTATACAAGACAGATTTACTTCTGCTGAGTTAGCTAGAGATGCTGATGAAAATAGATGGATGACAGCCTACCATAATTATCGTGGGCTATATCCTAAAAATGTAAAGTTTAGAGAATCAGAAAAATCTAGAGTATTTGTAAAAGTTACTAAAACAAAAGTTCTTGCAGCTTTTGGTCAATTAGTAGATGTTATCTTTGGAGGCAATAAGTTTCCTATAGGTGTGTCAGAAACTAAAATACCAGAAGGTATTCCAGAAATTGCACATCTAGATACTAATAATCCTGTGCCGGGAATTGAAACTAGCATGGGTGACGAAGGTGATGAAGAATTAGAAAATCCTTATGATGTAGGTTATGAAGGAGATGGTAAAACTTTAAAACCCGGAGCTACTTATGGCTCTGGTAAGTTTGAAGGATACTTAGATAAAAAAGCTCAAGACTCCTTAACTGAAGGAGCTTCTGCAAATCCACAACTTCCAGAAATAAAACCTGCACAAAAAGCAGCAAGACGCATGGAAAAGTTAATCCATGATCAAATAGAAGAATCTAATGGTGCTAGTGAAATAAGAAGTTCTTTGTTTGAAGCATCTTTATTTGGAACAGGAATTGTTAAAGGCCCATTTAATTTTAATAAAACATTAAATAGATGGACTAATGAAGATGGAGATCGTACTTATAATCCTGTTCAAGTTCGTGTACCTCGAATTGAGTTTGTAAGTATATGGGATTTTTTTCCAGACCCTAATGCAACTAGCATAGATGAATGTGAATATGTAATTCATAGACATAAACTTAATCGTTCACAATTTAGAAGTTTATCTAAGCTTCCTTATTTTAATAAAGATCAAATAAGAATGTGCCTTGAAATGGGGCCAAGCTACGAAGAAAAAGATTATGAGTATGAACTAAAAGACGATAATAGAATGTCTGACATGGGTTCTGCTAAGTATGAAGTACTAGAATATTGGGGCATTATGGATGCTCAATACGCTAGAGAAGTAGGTATGGAATTAAGTGATGATGTAGATGATTTAGACGAAGTTCAAATTAATGCTTGGATTTCAAATGGTAAAGTACTAAGAGCAGTTGTAAATCCATTTACGCCACACCGTATTCCTTACCATGCTTTTTCTTATGAAAAGAATCCTTATAGTTTTTTTGGTATTGGTGTTGCTGAAAACATGGATGACTCTCAAAAGATTATGAATGGTCATGCTCGTATGGCAATAGATAATCTAGCACTATCAGGATCACTAGTATTTGATGTAGATGAAACTGCCCTTGTAGGTGGACAAAGCATGGAAATATATCCGGGCAAAGTATTTCGCAGACAAGCAGGAGTTCCGGGTACAGCTATAAATGGTTTAAAGTTTCCTAATACATCTACAGAAAACATGATGATGTTTGATAAGTTTAGACAACTTGCAGACGAACAAACAGGAATACCTAGTTACTCTCATGGACAAACAGGTGTTCAAAGCATGACAAGAACAGCATCAGGTATGTCGATGTTACTTGGAGCAGCTTCACTAAACATAAAGACTGTTATTAAAAATCTTGATGACTTTCTTTTAAAGCCGTTAGGTGAGGCGTACTTTCAATGGAATATGCAATTCTTAGAAAGTAAGTTGGGCGTAGAAGGAGATTTAGAAGTTAAGGCTACTGGTACAGCAAGTCTTATGCAAAAGGAAGTACGAAGCCAGAGGCTTACTACTTTTCTTCAAAGTGTACAGAATCCTGCTATTGCTCCGTTTGTTAAGATTAATAAACTCATTGGAGAGCTTGCATACTCGCTTGATCTTGATCCTGATGAAATACTCAATGATCCAGAAGAAGCAGCTATTATGGCTCAAATTATAGGGATGCAAAATAATGTTGGACAAGCAACTGGCGAAACGCCTCTCACTCCTAACGAACAACAAGGAGTTATGGGAAGCCCTGAAGCAACACCTGAACAACCTCAAGACATTGGAGTTACGGGTACTGGTGGGGGCAACATCGGAACTGGAAATGTACCGCAGTCAGGGGAAGATCAATTCTCTGGAACGCCTAGAGCAGTTGAAGGATGAAATTAGTGAAGCTAGAGGAAGAGACTCCTCGCTATGAAGGAAAGTATTGGTCTTATCCTCAAAGAAAATTTATATGTTATAATGAATGGATAAAAGAGGAATGGTATAATGGCAACAAAGAAAAAGTCAACCAAGAAAAAAACATCGAGAGTAAATGAAGCAGGTAATTATACCAAACCTACAATGCGTAAAAATTTATTTAATAGAATTAAAGCAGGTTCAAAGGGTGGTAAGCCCGGACAATGGAGTGCTCGAAAAGCTCAAATGTTAGCTAAAGAGTACAAAGCAAAAGGCGGTGGATATAAATAATGGCTAAGAAGAAAGACCCCAAAGTAGGTACAGGTAAAAAACCTAAAGGGTCTGGAAGACGTTTATACACGGATGAAAATCCTAAAGACACTGTTCGTATAAAATATGCTACAGTTCAAGATGCAAGAGATACTGTTAAAAAAGTTAAAAATATAAATAAACCTTTTGCTAGAAAAATACAAATATTAACAGTATTAGAACAAAGAGCTAAAGTAGCAGGAAAAAATCAACAAGCTGCTATAGCTAAAAGAGGTAAAGAAGTTTTACGCAATAAACATAAATCTAAATCTAAGAGGACATAACTATGCCAAAGCACTATGGTGATAGAAAAAAGAAAATGATGGGCGGTATGAATAAAAAGAAAAAAGGTATGATGATGGGTGGTATGAATAAAAAGAAAATGATGGGTGGTGGCAAAATGAAGTACTCAATGGGTGGTGAGGTTGCTAAACCTAATTAGTTATGGCATTAAAGAAATCACAAAAAAGTCTTAAATCTTGGACTAAACAAAAGTGGCGTACTAAGTCTGGGAAACCTAGTGCTAAAACAGGTGAAAGATATTTACCAGAAAAAGCTATAAAGTCTTTATCTGCTAAAGAGTACGCTGCTACAACAAGAAAGAAAAGAGAAGATACTGCAAAAGGAAAGCAACACTCAAAACAACCCAAACGTATTGCAAAGAAAACAAGGAAGTATAGAAAAAAATGAAAGATTTAATACTTAATGCTTTAGCTTCTAAGTACTCAGCAGAGTTAGAAGTACTTGCTGTTAATATAGAAAATTATCTAACTAATGCTACAGGTGTTCCAGAACATCCTGACTTAATAGGTGAAGTAGATAAACTAATAGCAGAAGTAGCAGCAGTAGAAGAAAAGTATAAAATTGCAACTGACTTATTAAAACTAAGAGATTTTACAAAAGATGAAAGTTAAAGCTCCCGCAGGATACCATTGGATGAAACAAAAAAATGGTGGCTATAAACTTATGAAACATACTGGTAAGTTTAAGCCACATAAAGGTGCTACATTAAATGCAAGCTTTGATGTGCAGAAAGTTCATAAGGGGAAATAAATGGCTAGTAAATCTAAAAGAAATAGACAACGTAGAAAAAGAAAAGAAGCCTTACTAGCTGCTCCTGATGTTGCTGTAACTGTAGCAGTATCCGCACCTGATAAAGAAAAGAAAATGGGTGGGGGTATGATGGTTCCTCCTGAAAGAGAGGGTTATGCTGCCGGAGCCTTAGTTCAACTTCTTAAAAAAATATTAAAACCTTTATCTGCTGATCAAAGAGCTACTAGACCTATGACTAGGAAACAGGCTGCTTATGCACAAGACATGACAGGAGCAGTAGTAGTAGCAGGAGGACTTGGATATGCTGCTAATTCTGATAAAGGTCAAACAATTATTGAAGCTGCTGATGCAGGTGAGATAGATGTAGAAATAAAAAATCCAGATGAAAGAATTAACCCTGATGATTTTCCTACCTATGAAAGAGGTACTGATTCTGCTAATGCTTTTCAAGATGCTTTTAGACAAGCAAGAGAAGCAAGAGCAGATACTTTTGAATTTGAAGGTAGAACTTATACTGCTGATCTTCCTGTAAATAGAGAAGAGATGGCAGAAGGTGGTAAGTTTCCAGACTTAACAGGTGATGGAAAAGTAACACAGGCTGATATTCTTAAAGGCCGTGATGTATTTCAAGAGGGTGGTGAAGTTCCAGTAGATACTTACCCTAATATACCACCGGAAGAAATGGCAGCAGTAGAAGCTTCACAACTTCCAGATGAACAAATGGAAGATGAGTTTATTGATTATGTATTAAACGAAGCTTTACAGCCTGAAGAACAAACATATTTAATGAACGCTTTAGAAGGCGATCCTCAACTCAGTATGATATTTGACAAAGTTGTAGGAACGGCTTCTGAGTTTACTGGCTCTGGAGAAGTTGAAGGGCCGGGAACGGGAGTCTCAGATTCAATACCTGCCAGATTATCTGACGGTGAATTTGTGATGACTAGAAAGGCCACTGATCAAATAGGTGCAGACAGACTTCAACGTATGATGGATGAAGCTGAACGTGCTTATGATGGTGGTTTAATGAGGAAGGGCGAGGAAACTGATTTAGAAGATGACATGAATAAAGTAATGATGTCTTCTAATCAAATGCCTAGCCTAAATGTTAGACAACGATAACGGCTACCTTGAAGTAAAAGCACCATTATAAATTATCCGTACAAATAATTTATTGTAATGGCTACCTTTTAAAACTTACAAGCCCCGTGGAGGAAGTATTATGGCTGAAACACAAACTAATCCTGTGGAGGAAAAAGCACCTAACCCTTATAATGCAAAGAAAGATTGGCACACTCCTGATAAACCATCAATGGGTGATGCCGATGGATTATTCTATGCACGACCTAAAGAAGAACAGGCTACGCCTTCTGAGGAATCAGAAACGCCCCCTGCTAAAAATTCTAAGGATGTAAATTATAAGAAAAGGTATGATGATCTAAAGAAACATTACGACAATAGAATTGCTGAGTTTAAACAAAAGGAACAAGAGCTTCTTGCGGAGGCTGCTGAAAAAGCACCTAAGTATCAGGCTCCTAAAACTTTAGAAGAACTAGAGCAGTTCAAAGCAAAAAATCCAGACTTGTATGAGACAGTTGAAACTGTAGCTCATTTACAAAGTGAAAATCAAACTGAAGAACTAAGACAGCAACTTACAGCTTTGCAAGAACGGGAAGCTGACATTATGAAACGAGAAGCTGAAACAGTTCTTAGGGAACGTCATCCAGATTTTGAAGATATACGGGGTGATGATGCTTTTCACGAATGGGCTAAAGAACAACCTGAAGATATACAAAAATGGGTTTATGCTAATAACAGTGATGCTACTTTAGCTAGTCGCGCTATTGACCTTTACAAAATGGAAAAGGGAATAAATCAGCCACCACAAAAGAGGCAGTCCAAGCAACAGGAGAATAGGTCTGCTGCCGATATGGTGTCTACAAAAACTACAGCGGTGGATGCGAAAGCTCCTAAAGTTTGGACAGAAAGTGAAATTGCTAAGATGTCTATTGACCAGTTTGATAAGTATGAAGACGAAATCAAACAAGCGTTGGCAGAAGGCAGAATAGCTAAATAAGTTTTTGAGAGGATATTACAATGGCTTATAATCAATCTGACCAATATTTTGAACCGTCTACGGATACTAATGCAAACTTTGCAAATTCCGTATCGGGTCAAACAAACTCGTATTTCTTACCTGCAATTTATTCTAAAACTGTTTTAAACTTTTTTAGAAAATCATCTGTAGTAGAAGCAATTACTAATACAGATTATGCGGGAGAGATTGCGGCATACGGTGATTCTGTAAGAATTATCAAAGAACCTGAAATTACTGTTTATCAGTATGAAAGGGGACAAGACGTAACTGCGACTAAGTTGACAGACCAAGAAGTTAATTTGGTTGTTGATACAGCAAACGCATTTAAGTTTATCGTAGATGATATTGAAACTAATATGTCACACGTTAACTTTCGTGACGTTGCTGCATCTTCAGCAGCTTATTCAATTAAAGATGCGTTTGATCAAGGTGTACTTGCAGTAATGTTTGCAGGTGTATCAGCTTCTAGCCCTAATCACATTTTAGGTTCTGACAACGCAACTGATCTAGCAGCAGGTACTTTTGATGGTACTGGTAATCTAGACATAGGTTTTGCTTCTGGTGAGCATGATCCTATTGACGTTCTTTCACACATGGCTCGTCTTCTTGATGAGCAAAATGTTCCAGAAGAAGGTCGTTGGTTCGCAGCAAACCCAGAGTTTTATGAGCAGCTTGTACAAAGCAGTTCAAAACTTCTGTCTGTTGATTACAACGCAGGTCAAGGTTCAATCCGTAACGGACTAGTATCAACTGGTAAGTTGCGTGGATTTGATATGTACAAGACTAACAATATTGCTTCTACCTCTAATGCAGCAGGTAAGTGTATTGCAGGTCATATGTCATCTACGGCAACTGCTCAGACTATTACTAGTACTGAAGTAATTCGTGATCCTGATAGCTTTGGTGATATAGTACGAGGTCTTCATGTATATGGAGCTAAAGTACTACGTCCAGAGGCATTAGTTTCTGCGTTCTACGGCATTGACTAAATATTACGGGGGGCTGAAATATGCCCCCTTTAATTTTATTGGAGGTAATTATTATGTGGACTAAACCTACTTATGAAAATGTTAGACTTGGTTTTGAAATCACAATGTATTACAGCAATAGATAAGGAAATATAGTATGCCACAAATAGGAAGTGAAAAAAATCCAGTGCGATTTAATGTTAATGGTAAAGTTAAAATTCGTGCTGCCTATATGAAAGGTGAGGATAAAAAGAAATACGATGATAATTATGATCGTGTTTTTAGAAATCCTAATAATCCCGTAAATCATAAAGAGCTTAAAAAATAATTATGGCTACTACATTTTTAGAATTAACAAATGAACTATTAAGGGAGTTAAATGAAGTAGTATTAACTTCCTCAACTTTTTCTAGTGCTGTAGGTATTCAAGCACACGCTAAAGATTGTATTAATAGATCATACTTAGATATAGTTAATGAAGAACCTCAGTGGCCTTTTTTAGCTACAGGTGAAAGCGGTGCTACCGATCCTATGTATGGTAATGTATCAGTAGATACTGTAGCAGGTACAAGATGGTATGAATTAAAAGCTGCTAGTTCATCTATAATAAATGACTATGGCTCTATAGATTGGGATAATTTTTATTTAACTACAGTGGGTGTAAGTGGTCAATCAGCACCTTACGTTTCTAAAAATTTAAGATTTGTAACTATAGAAAAATGGAAAGACTTTAGAAGGGCTAGAGAAAATGCTGATGATGCTGATCAAGCAGTAGGAGGAGAACCTAATCTTGTTATTAGAAGTCCAGATTCTAGAAAGTTTGGATTAAGTCCTATACCCGATAAAGTTTATAAGGTTTGGTTTTTTGCTTATGACCTTCCTACACAACTATCTGCACATAGTGATGCTATAGTTTTTCCTGATTTATATAAAACAGTAATATTATCTAAAGCTAGATATTACACACATCAATTTAAAGACAACCCTCAAATGGCTGCTTTTGCCTTAGAAGATTATAGAAAAGGATTAAAAAGTATGAGGGAAAATTTAATAGGGACTGTTCCAACATTTATTTCTGATGACAGAGTTAGGTTTGATTAACTATGCAAGCATTTGGTTTATCATGTCAAGGCGGTCTAAACACTAATCTTAACCAGTTTC